CCGCCGCACAAGATGCGTCCATACCCTGCCTCGGGGGTGTGTATGTCTACCTACGAGCTAGGAATTATTAAGACTTGCCCATGCCACATGGACGCTATGCATGACAGCATATATTACCATTAATCGCCTAGCGCCTAGCGGCATATATTTTTATTTGGCACGCTGCTTGCAATAAATAATATTAATCTAAATGAAAAACATATACTAGTCCCCTGTTATTTTTCCTGCCGTACGATCCTAGCTAGAAAAAATATGACTAGAGAAAAAATATATCTGTCAATACAATATTTATTCATTATTTACTTGACATACTTGGTACAATGGTTAAAATAAAAGGGAGGGTTGATTCATTCTTTGACAATGATCATGGATTGATCAAAGGACCGGAGAGAATTAAGACGCCTGTAGGCTATTAGCTTAATTCTGATAGGGATGAGGCAACCTATCAAAACAAACCAAGGGGAAATATCATGGAAGCCAAAAAAGAGGTTGCGGAACTGTATGCGGATGCTTGTGTAGCTCTTGGTAAGAGCCATACCCTGAAGCTTGTGGGTATCAATCAGAAGGGGTTCGTTACAGCGGAACAGTTCAAGGTTTTTGGGCGCGATTTAGGCAAGGGGAAGATTGAGGTTGTCATTCCCTCCGCTGCCGAGGTCAATGACAAGGGTGATGTGAAACGGTTGACTTTGACTTTGGGGATAGAGGACATTATGGAAGAACTTCTGCCGCTGATCAGGGCCAAAGCCAAAGCGAATCATAAGGTTTTGGGTATCAAGATTGACGATACCGCTGAGGGTGGTAAGAAAAGTGGCAAAGGCGCGGTTGAAATCGCTTAAGCCATAACTACAGAACCCGGATTGCTATTACAGGGTCCGGGTTTTTCTTGTGCTAAAAGACCATATACTATCAATCTAGTATGTGTTGTTAATGAGGGAATATTGGATAGCTATGGAAAAATATTACATTATTTGGCGCGCTTAATAGAGCGCGTCCTTTTTTATGCCTAGTCCCTGGCTAGTAGGCAAAAGTGCCGCAAACGACTAGGCGATACACGTTACTTTTATGAGCATTTGCTCGATATGAACATGCCCCGGCCGGAAGCCTGTGTCCCGACTTGAGCCGTAAACGTGTGTACATATTTTTTATATTGACAAACGTACGCGTTGGACTATACTTAAATAGTATGCATAACGAGTACATATAAGCTATAAGTGATAAGCATTAAAGGGGGATGACGAGGTGGCTAAGATGAAGCCGTTCTGTAAGACCTGTGGACGCGTGTTTGAGCATGGGATCGAGATCGAGGGGCGCTTTTGTGGGGAGTGTAACCAGTTCCGCGGGTATGAACACTTTCCCAGGCGCTTTGGTATGTGTGATATTTGTCTGGATAAGCGACGCGAACGCGCTAAAGAGAAGCGTGCCGCGTACTTCAAGAGCTATTATGAACGTGTTACCAAGATCAAACGTCGGGAGAACTCGGCGTATCGCGTTCGTACCGAGAAGCTGAATGAGGAAATTGACGCGATGAAGCGACGCGAGAGGGAAGTGGAACGGGAGCGTAAGCGACGCGCTAAAGAGAATAATGACTAGGAACGGGCTAGACAGGGAAAAGGGGTTTTGGTCTTTGGTTCAATTCCTTTTTTGGGAAAATGATGAGGCGAATAATTTCAATAGGTTGGAGGCTAAAATAATGCTTGACAGAGGTGCTCCATATGGTACACTTTGGGCATGGATTTTTCCTACGGCCGATTTTCTTATCTGGTAACTGGACTCTAGACTAGGAGGAATAACCAATGGAAATTAAGCGCGTAAAGATGACCAAGGCCCCCGCCAGCAAGATTGTGCGGGAAGTGTACCACCGGGGTGTGTGTGTCGGGCAGAAACAGCCGACTACGCGCCCTTTTTATTTGGCCGCGCTCTTGACCAGGGACATGGGGCCTGGTCGTGTGGAGTGCGTCGAGCCGTCCCCACATTTTGCGTATGCGTACACATGCGGTAGAGAGGACTAGGCTATGGCCTGGCAAGACCTAATCACCAAGGACGTCAACGAGCTGAACGGGAAGGACAAGCTGGCCCTACGCCTCGAGCTGTACAACGCGGCACGCGCTGCCGAGCACATGGCAGCGAAGCTGTGGGCTGCATATTGGCGGAGCATGGGCCTGCCCTCCCGTCCCATGACCGCCGAGCAGGCTAGCATGGTCAAGGTTGTCGAGCCAGTTAAGACTCCCCGTTCACAAAGGCAGAGCAACATTGTCGAGACGTTTGAGTAGTCCTCGCTTTTGAATCCAACCCAAAGCCGCTTACACAGGGCTTTGGTTTGTCTTGAGGAGCTAGGAACCAGTAGTTATGATAAACAACCAACGGAAAAGGAGGACTAGCCATGATTAAGAGTAAAGACTTTGCTGCCAACAAGAGCGAGGTGGGTAACGAGGAAGGAAAGTCGTATAGCGAGAGGCTGTCTGCGTTGCTGATCGACAAGTTTATCGAGAACTTCAAGTCCGACTCCAAGCGCCTTACTATGCTTCTGGGCACTATTGTTGGCAACATGTCTAGGGAACTTGCCGAGCTGAAAGGTGTAAGCGTTGGCGAGGCAGGTGGCCAGCACATTGCCAACGCGGTGAAAGACAACCTGAATATGGACGGGATCATCAAGTCCTTAGGCGTACAGAGTCTGCCCCGCGATCTTATAGAGGAGCTATTCGGTTCCTGTGCGGCGCTGGCATTGTGCCAGGTTATGGCCAAGCTGCTTTGATCGTGCCGCAAACGAGACGGCGAGGAGAATAAGATGACTAAGGATGACGAGAAGAAAGCGGAACTGATAGCGGACGCGGCGCTGAATGTTTTTAAGCGGCTCGGGGCGAAGGCTGCCATAATCTCGGTGGACCTCGGTGACGATCATGCAGCTCCAGACCATACCAAAGTGCTGCTGGTGTTTGGAGGTTTGACAGACAATCGTATTGGCAATCTGACTGCCCAGACTGCGGCTAAGATTGTCAACGAGATTGGGGCTGGTCTCGGTGTTGTGTCGGCCCCCAATAGCACCTCAGATGCGGAAGACTTCCAGCAAGAAGCTCTCCGTCAAATGCGCCATCAGGCCCAAAGCGGGGAGCTAGAACATCTGGTGCCCTATACTGCCACAACCAAGCTGGTGAAACCGTTATGAATACTGCGATCCTGCTCGGTGTGTGTTGCGCGTTCGTGATCGCGGTGTGTTGGTGGCTGGACAGGCTATAACGCGGAGGTAACTATGGACGATCTACTGTTCCTGGTTTGTTTCTACTGTGTGTTGATCTGTGTGGCTCAAGCAGTTAATGCTATCACTAGATAGGAGAACCCAATGAAAAAGGATAAGCACGACATGGCGGCTAAGATTGCCGAGGCCGCGACGAAAGCCCTTAAGCACCTGGGAGCTGAGTCAGTACTTATCGTTACTCATGGTAAGTACGATGGCGCTACCCACGCAACGGGCATTATGGGCAGTGTAGAAGCCGACCTAACGACCATCGCCCAGATTGTCTGCGGCATTGCCCGTTACCTGACGGAAGGCGTTCGTCAAGCCTCTAGCCCTGAACAGTTCCAACGGTATCTGGATCTGGTTGGCAACCCTGCAACTGGAGTCGGCAGCCGTTGTATGGAGGCTATGTGCGGTGTCGTTGACAGGAATACTGGATGTGAACATGACACCATCGAGATGCTGTACAAAGATGACGGCACGTACAGCGTGCCGTATGCCAATAAGACGGTTCACTAAATTCTATGTCACGAGGAGGTACTGATATGAAGGAACACGGAAATGGGGGCGGGCGGCATCCTCCTCGCTCGCCCAAGTTCTTTGTTGGGAGGCACTTCAGTTGGGTGGCACGTACGGCAGTAAAGATTGCGCGTGAGCTGAGCCTGACTGACGAGCAGTTCCTGCGCCTGATTGAGGTGCTGGTACAGGAACTGCGGGAAACGAACGAGAACTTTAACCGGGACATATTCGTTTCGCATGTCCGCGTTGCGGCATACAGCATCAAACAGAACGAATCAGTCCTTAGCCAACTCGACTAGGAGGTGTGTGTGTGGTACATAAATAAAACCAATGGAGACATTGACGACTTGTCCCAGGCCGACCTTGACCAGGGACAGCCCATCCTTGTAGACAGGGGAGAGGGCGCTGCAACAGTCTGTCTACCCAGCAAGTTCCTCGAGATATTTGCTGAAGAAGAAGGTATCAAGGTGGGGTGTGTGGCGCTCGACCCCGAGTGGGGTTGGCCTTTCAAGAAATCCACCGACTATCGGAGTTGGCACTGTTCCCCGATAGATGAGGTAGAGAAGGAACTGGAGACAGCGGTTGCTGTTGCCAACGAGCGTAGCAAGCAGTGGTACATTATGGAGGCTGCTGTCGATGGCGAGGCGGCGTGTGAGAAGTACAAGCCACGTGTCGTGCAGCCGTACATGGTGAAATGGAATGCCAGGAAAGGGACGCTGTTCATCCCTATTGCCTGGCTGGAGGGTTTTGATGAGGACTGCCCCCTCGGTGTAGGGAACCCCGATCCCTCTTCATTGAGACAGAGAGCCAAAACGTTCAATCACCCAAGCGACTACAGCCACACACTGTCGCCTAAGGTCTGGCGGGCATGGAACTACACCGACCATGACATTGTCCGCAAGCAGCTACGCGCCGCCATGGAGTACTGGTATGAACACAACACCAGCGACAGCGAGGACATGAGTGAGTTGTCCAAGCTGATGAAGCAAGCCGACGAGATGTTGGCCGACAGTGGTTCATCCGTAACCGCCGGGCATGGCCCGAGCACCAAAGGAAAAGGAGACGAGACTATGAGTACTACCAAGAAAGACGACCCGACCAAGAACGCCGAGATCAACTGGGAATCCCGCCCCGACATCGCCCTGCCCAGCACGCCCTACCGTGCCACTCCCATGCCCCCCGAGGAAGCGGCCAAGCTTCTGCTGGACAAAGCAAAGGAAGACAACGAGGTCATGGCCATTGTTGAGGACATCGCGGACTGCTTCCCTTGGGACGGCGCTGTGCAGTTCTCCCGTGCCATGGGCAAGCTACATGGCTGGGGCCGGGTCAAGGCCACCGATACAATGTTCGGCAAGATCCCGCCCAAGTCCATCTCGGTTGAGGTCGATCCCGGTGTCTTCGAGGAAGTGATCTGGGGTGAGTTCAGCATCCCCGGCATCAAAGGCGAGCTGTCCTGCGGCATTGGTCGTAAGGACAAGCGCATGATCTTCAGCATCCGCGGCGAGGTTATCAAGCGGGATCTGCCCCTCGTCCGCAAACTGGCGGATCTAACCCGCGAGTATGTACGGAAGCACTCCATCTACCGCGGCAAAGCCATAGAGCTAGCCCTAGACGACTTCGGTGAGATCAATTGGACCGAGCAGCCCCGCTTCCTCGATCCGCCCGTCCACATGAGTGACCTCATCTACAGTGAAGAGATCCTCGACCAGATCGGTACCCACCTCATAGCGCCCGTCACCAAGAGGGAGGTACTCAAGCAGCTGGGCCGTCCCTTTGGTGGCGCGGTCCTTATCAGCGGGACGTACGGCGTAGGCAAGACGGTGCTGGCTGCGGCCTTGGCAAACGTCTGCCGCGACGTCAACGTTACGTTCATCAGTGTCAAGTCCCTTAAGGCTGTGCCCGACGCCTTGGTTGCGGCCCGGCCCCTCGGCCCCTGTGTGGTGTTCGTTGAGGACATCGACCGCATCAGCTCGGACGCCGAGCGCAACGACATGACCCAGGAGATCATGAACACGGTTGCCTCGGTCGGCTCCAAGGGTGCCGAGGTCATGGCGGTGTTTACCACAAACCGGCCCGGTGCCATTGCCACTGGCTTGGTCAGTCGGTTCAACGGCGTCATCGTCATTGACCCGCCCAAACCACCCGAGGTCGAGAAGCTCATCCGTCTGTACGGCATGGATCTGGTCCACGCTAACGAGGACCTGACCGAAGCCTCGCAGCATCTCAGCGGCAAGGTTCCCCGGACCATCGAACAGATCGTCCAAGCGTCTAAGCAGTATGCCGTCCACCGCAACAACGTGGACGACATCAGGCAGATCCGCATTATCGGGCGGGACATCATCGGTGCGGCGATCCAGAAGGAATTCCAGTTGCAGCTGGAATCCCGTGGCGATGAGCGAATCCTCTCGCCTGCTGAGAAGATGGGCAAGGCGATGGAGGAGCTGCTCGGTGTCAGCAAGATCCAGGATATGCTGAACGACCTTTGTGTCCACTTCGATATCTAACCCGCTAGCGCAACGCTAACCCTAACCAGTACTAGTGCTATGAAGCCCTATCGGCGTAGGTGGCGGAGCGCTGGTGCTGAAGTCGCCTGAGTCGTGTTAATGCTAACCGGGGCCGCTCGTACTAGAGAGGTGGGCGGCCCCACTTTCCTATACTTATTATGAACGAGACTTGGAAAGACATCGTCGGCTTCCCTGGTTATATGATCAGTGATGCTGGTAACGTACGCGGCCCCAAAGGCCCGATGAACCCAAAGGTTCCGGGCAAGCGGGGCCACTTGTCTGTACAGCTTTATCTAGCAGACGGAACGCGGCATACGCGGTACATTCATAAGCTTGTAGCCGAAGCGTTTCTCCTGTCCGGCCCGTGTCAAGCCACGATCAATATCCACCACCGCAATCATAATAAATTAGACAATCGCGTGAGCAACCTTGAAGTCATATGTAGCATTAAACACCGGAGCCACCATACTAGCAGAGACGAGAACCCGAACGCTAAGCTGACTAGTGAACAAGTAGCCAATATACGGAAGTATGATCGCGCTGGTATGCCGTCCAGCGAGATTGCATCTAAGTTTAAGGTATCCATAGCCAATGTGCGGGCCATACTTACTAACAACCAATGGAGAGAGGAGGACTAGTATATGGTAACAACAAGCAGATTTTATACTGGCTTTGTGTGCGACCGGGCACGGGAGTTGGGCGTAGTGCCCCTTTCTAAGCTGTCTTCTATTAGCAAACGGGCGCGTAAGGTATTCGAGGGCACGGCACGCGTGATACATCCTAAGTATGGGTTGCCTCGCCTACACGTAAACCATGTACTGCTCGACGAGCTAGACGCATTGATCCTAGGCGTCCCGCGTATGACGACAACCCAGGTGTCAGCTCTACAAGGCACGACCGAACCCGAGCCCACCGAGACGCCCTCATCCCTCGTTGATGAGCTACGCATGGTAGTCAGCACATTGAATAACATGGCCGACGCTATTGCCGCTAAGGATCGGGAGATGGAGCTGCTACGTCGGGAGATGGCTATGCTAAGTGTTGCGGCTCGGCGTGCGATGGCTGTATACGGCGACTAGGAGGGCTGAGTGGGCAAGCACTTCACCGAGTACGATGCCGACATAAGCTATAAAGAGGAGAACCCAATGGAAGAGGATAGCTGGCAGATCGGGTACAATGAGGGCTTTGAGGCCGGGAAGAAGGAAGCGACTATGGATTGTCCTGGTTGGTTTGAGGACTTGGGTGATTGTGATCGCGTAGATCCAAAGGATGGCTACGGATACTGCCCCGATTGTGATCGCATTGATCCTGAAGACTACGGGTACTCCCCAAACGTTGACGAGGTGTATGCCGAAGGCTGGAACGACTGCATTGATGAGCTAGCCAAGGAGCTTGGCCTTGGCGAGTATCTAGACAAATTTAGGAAGGAGGACTGACCAATGGGAGACAAGAACGATGACAAGGGATTGATTAACAAGTCTGTGGTTGCAGCTCTGTGCGAGAGCGACAACGACATTACTCTCGATGACGTACTCGCAACAGTCAAGCCAACCGATCAGGCCACCAGACAGGCGCTTATATGGGCACTAAAACACTGTAATGCGGGCCTCTGGGCTATCGACTTGGAACGGGAAACGCTCGTTGGTTGTAAGGCCGATCCCAAAACCGCCTCTCTGTTCAGCGTTATATTATCCAGAATGGTAAGCGACTCGGTACTGGAGAGCAGAGAACTAGCGACAAAAGGTCGCCACAAATCTTTACACAGCCCAGAAGACGCGATGGCCGAGTTCGCTAAGGCGTTGAAGGCTATGTCGGATCAGCTAGGCGAGGAGGACGACAAGTGACAAAATACAAGCTGAATCAAGTGGTGCGCGGCGCTATGATGATAGCTCGACGTGCGCTAGTCAAGGATGGCTACCTTCTCCCAGTTGCCATTATGTTGTACGGCAACGACGATCAGGACGTACGGGAGATAGAGTTCTTTGACTCCGATGCCAGCAAGGATACTGCGGCTAGAGTACTTAAGGAACGCGCTGCCGCGTTGAATGCACATGCCGTAGTGCTCGTATTCGATACATGGATGGCACACATCGACAAGGACGATCCCATTCCTGACAAGCGCGTGCGGGATCTGCCCAATGCCCAGGATACGATCTTGGTATCGGGCAGCATGTCTGGGTATTCGGTAACTGCTCTGTGTACCTACACCAAGGACAAGGATGGGGAGATTACGCTGTCTGACGTAAGCATTTCCGAGGATGTGGAATTATCCCAGTGCCGGTTTACTAAGGGACTTTGGAGCGGCACAACACATTAGCAATACGCAACGCCTACAACTGAATAACGCGCCGACGAGTGAGAACTTTGAAGGCTCTACCACTATATAGGTAGCTTGCTTCGAGGCGCGTACAACCGAATAACGATCCCAACAGGAAAGGGCCTATTTGCTCACAAAGCGGTAGGCCCTTTTTCTCGTTTATCGCGGTAACTAGTACTAGCTAGTCTAGAGCAAGGAATGTGCCAACTTAAATGAACCACCCCCGACCGTGTCCAGCCTTGAGTGCCGGAAACGACCGGGCGTTTCAACAAACCAAAATTTGAGGAGAATGAAAATGACTCGTAACAAGCGTAAGCATAAAGAGGAAGCTGCCTGCATTGGCACATGCTTAGCTGCGTTAGGAAAATTATCTGCTGCTTATTGGACGAGGAACAGCGGAGATTCTGTTGCCGAGGAAGAATCTAAGCGGGCGATTCGTCGTGTATTGTCCTATATTAATGACTTTTGCACTGACCTCGATCCATGGTAAATCGACGTGTCAAACATTTGACACATAAAAAAGTACTTGACAACCTATTTTAACCTATGTTAGCATAAGGATACCGATATGGAAAAGCCCTTGGAACCGCAAGACCTTGATAGCGAACACCCGTTCCCTATTGACAGCGTGGGGACTGCTCCGCTTGAGGTTGATTTTACACAGTTAAATGACCTGTGTGATTGCGCTCGTTATTACTATAACCGCTACGAGCTAGGTATTGTCCCTATTGACCGCCCCCCAGCCACCGCACTTGAGTTCGGATCGGCTATCCACCATGCCAGAGACACACTCTCTCAAACCAAAGATCTGCAAAGCGCCCTAAGCGCGTTCGACGAGTCCTACACCAGCAAGTATGAGTCACTGGGTTGGGAGGACACGCTGCGCACCCCTTATATTGGACGCGTCATGCTCCATGCATATCACCAGAAGTGGGACCAGCCCAAAGACCTGTACACTGAGATCGGGGCTGCGATCGAGCTGGGCTCGATCCTATACTACGGACGCATCGACTACATAGCCGATGACCCGTACAACACCGTCACTGATCTAAAGAGCACTTCCGGTATGATATGGCTGCCCCAGGCTAGATTAAACTGGCAGCTGGTTGGCTATGCGTACATGGCTCGGGAGCTGACGGGCATTGATCCCAAACAGATCGCCATTGACGGCTTGATCGTACCCCGTTTGTCCAAGAAAATGGAAGTCTTTCCCCCTGAGAGTGAGTACGCCCTCAAAATCCATGACAACTTACATAGGCGCACCGCCCAAATCTACCCCCGTGATTACGAGGAGTGGCATAATTGGGTAAAGTGGTGTGTCATGAAGATCACGCTGTGCCGGGACACGGGTATATGGCCTATGAGAGCGCCGAAAGCGTGTTCGCGGTTTAACCGGGTCTGTGACTACGACATTCTGTGTAAGTGTCAGGATGCTGAGCAAGAGCAACGTTTACGGGAGTCGCTGTTCGAGGTCGATCGGTGGCATCCATTCGCGGGAGAGTGACATGAACGGTAATATCCATGGACTTAAAGACGTAGAAACGTATGTTTGGCCGCGGGCAAAGTATCTCAATCAGATATACGTCTCGTTTAAGCTGATAGAACTGAAGCATGGTGGCGAGATAACCGTCTTCGTCGACTCGCTTGAGGAACTAGATAAAGTAATTGATGCCCTAAGTGTGCTGCGAAGGGAGTTTGCCGTGGCATTGGAGGAGGACCACAATGCTAGTCTTAAAGTTGCTGCTGACTCGTAGCCGTTTCGTCGCCGCGGGTACGACTCTATGGGATGGAGGCGCGGTCGACAAGTACTTGTACGAGCTTCCCGCTACTGACGAGGACGTACGCCGGGACATAAACGCGCTGCTTGCCAAACACGAACAACGGGAGTTGCCCCCGATCAAGGAAAAGAAGACGCCAGCCAAAAAGAAGACTAAAGCCATAAAGGAGGAGTCGTGAGTCACTTCTACGGAACACTTAAAGGTAATAGAGGCGAGGCAACTAGGTGCGGCACAAAGGGTAGTGGTATTGACACATATGCCGCTAGTTGGAGAGGCACTATACACGTACGCGTATTCTATAATGAAAAGACTGGTAAAGATATGTGCATCGTTGCTAAGACCACTTGGCGAGGCGCAGGAGAGCACAAAATTCTCTATTCTGGCCCTGTAGGAAAGGAGGCTGAATGACGCTAGAGTCATGGGCTAAGAGAGCAGCTGAACTACTATTTGATAGTGGGATTATAATTGATTTTTACCACACCAAGTTGGGTAATCTTGGTGGTCACCACGAGCTTACCCAACTTTATGCCGCGGCACTTAAACTAGGTATTATTAAGGAGGCTAAATGAGTAACTGTATTATTATAGGGGAACCGAGTACAGGGAAGACGCGCTCGTTGGGTACACTCCCACCTAAGCGTTTGATCCTGAGCCTTGATCCGCAGGGCTTCGTAGCGTTGCGCGTACCGTACGTCGAGCTGCCACCGGGCCGCTTCTCCGCCGCGGCTATGGAAAGCACCGAGACGCTGGTTATTGATTACAACTCAGCCCAAAGGCAGGTGTCCGGTGGAGTGGATCGCGGCAGTCGGGTTAGCGAATCCGGTATGATCTACCAGATGTTGGTACGGGACCTGAACGCCGCCCTACTCTGTGACGACGTGCAGTCTATCGCTTTGGACGGACTAACGGGGTTAGCCAATGTGGTGCTAGAGGCGGTGATGCACCTCAACAAACGCAGCAAGCCCAATTCCCAGGCAGACTATGGCGATGCGATCGAGAAGCTGGTAGAGATTATTAGCGTATGTACAGCGGCCCGCTCTAAGCACTTTGTCCTCGTCTCTCACATTATGATGGAAAAGGACGAGCTGAGCGGGCGTATCAAGGAGATCCCGTTGGTGTACGGTAAGCAGCTGCCCAATCGCTTGCTGGCACTATTTGAGTCCCGGTTCCAGAGCGCGTTCAGTGGGGACTCGTACTTCTGGATCACTAAGCCGACCCCTCTTATGGGTACTATTGGAACTAGGCTACAGGATGGGTTGCCCGAGAAGATTGAGCAGAACTTCGGGTCCTTGTTTGATGGAAACGCTAAACCAGCGACCAGTGGGTCGCTTATTAAAAAGTAGGAGGCAACACACGTATGGCTATCATCAGTTTGGCTTTTGACATTGACAAAGAGTCCGCTGGACTCCCCGAGGGCACTTACCAGTTTCAGGTCTCCGAAGCCGAGGCTGCCGAGTCCCAGGCTGGCAACTCCATGATCAACCTGCGGCTCAACGTGGTCAACGATCCGCAGTACACCGGACGTACTGTGTTTGATCGGCTCGTACTCACTGCTGGAAGCGCCCGTCGTCTCAAGGCATTTGCAGATGCGGCTGGGATGGACTTCCGCATGGGTGTTGATCCCGATGAGCTGGTCGGCAAGATCGTTTGGGCCGAAGTTCAGCACGAGGAGTATCAAGGCGAGTTGAACGCGCGCATCAAGAAGTATCGCACCGGGCGCTGAGAGAATACGTATGCGCCCACACTTGAAGTAAGGAACGCGGTAATATGTTAACTGTTGCTAGTTAATGCTTATTGACTATAGCCCTCGGGGGCCGGTCGGAGGCCCCCTGTTCATAAGGAAGGAGATTGTACATGCCCGGACCTAAGAAAGACACAGCTGAATACCATTCTTTGCATGTAAGGATACGTATGCCTTTATGGCGACGCTTCCGCAGAACGTTCCCTGATTACGGGGCACTAAAGACTGTGATGAACCGTGCCCTGGAGGACTTCATGGACAAGTGGGAAGACATTGATGCGTACCTGGAAAAGTGCGAAATCCTGAGGGAGCGTCTGTCGGAGGAGAAACGGTTTGGTAAGCGGGGCAGATAGGGACTATGGTATATCCGTTCATAACAAACTAACCAGTATTTGGGAACGCGACGATGCCTCGCTGATGGAGCATATGTTGGCGTTGTATCCGCGTGTTCCCCCTAAAGTAGTGGTTGATGTGACGTATGGCAAGGGGCGCATGTGGAAAGGTGTGTCGATTCAGCCCTTCGGCTTCGATCTTGATCCGGCCCGTGTTAAGCATGGAATAGCAAATTACTGTGCCCTGCCGCTTAAGGACAAAAGTGTGGACGTGTTGGTGTTTGACCCGCCCCACCTGGTTAAGACCGGCAGTCCTGGCTGTATCAAAGGGCTGTACAGCGAGTATACAAGTGACTGCGATCCATTCCTCCCATTTATGCGGGAGGCCAGACGAGTACTTATACCAGAGGGCATTGTGCTCGTTAAGATCTGTGATTTTGTTACAAGTGCTCGTTATCATTGGCGTATTGTAGATTTGATCAATGCTGTGCGGCAGGCGGGGATGTGTCCGTGTGATCTGATTATTAAGACGCGTAAAGCTGGGGTCATAGAGCATCCCTTTTGGAAGACCCAGCGGCACGCACGGAAGCGGCATTCGTACTGGATTATTGTTCGTAACTCTGCTAAATGTTCGTAGGAGCATACATGACTAATAGCAAATACTCTGATAGTTCGTTCTGGTGTCCTGTGTGCAGTACGTCCGTTATGCAATTTAAGAATGAGGGCACAACATTTATCTATTGTCCTGTGTGTAAGGAAGAAATGCTTGTAATCCGCGAGCCCAAGGTTATGAAGGAAGAGGACACACATGGTACGCGGCACTAAACAAGTCAACGGGGTCGGTCCCGTCCCTTGTAAGCTAATGATCGTAGGGGAGGCTCTTGGTGAAGAAGAGGTCGCTCGAGGTGAGCCATTTGTTGGGCGCGCCGGACGCTTGCTCAACCAGCTCATCGCCGCAGCTGGTCTTAGGCGTGAGGAGATCTACATTGACAACGTGGTTCCGGTACGCCCCCCGAAGAATGAGCTAGCTAGACTAGGGGAACTAGGTTATACAATTGAGGAGTTCTACCCACGGTTAGAGGAAATAGTTAGGCGTGTCCAGCCTACGTGTATTGTGGCTGCGGGGCAGACGGCATTGACCGCGTTGACCGGAATCAAGAAGGAAGTGTCCAAGTGGCGGGGTAGTGTATTGCAGTGTACGCTGGTTGATGGTCCCTGGGTCGTACCCATGCTTCATCCCAGTGCCATCCTGAGGGAGTATAGTAAACACCCCTGTGGCATCAGTGACTTGGTAAAAGCTAAGGACATCAGCATTAACGGGTACACTCAGCCTAGCTATAAGATTACACTCAACCCTAGTATAGAGGAAATAGAGGCGTACATCGAACGTTGTAAGTCTGCTGGCGCGTTTGCCTATGACATTGAGACGCTAGGCCCTCGTATCCGGTGCTTAGGGTTGGCAGTAAGCGGTCATGATGCACTGGTCATTCCGTTTAAGAACGGCTACCGTAACCAGTGGTCGCCAACCGACGAGGCGACGATTTGGCACCTGCTGCAAACGCTCTTTGGTACTCCGGGTATTGGTAAGATCGCTCAGAATATGCAGTTCGACCTTACCTTCCTTACGCCTTTGATCGGGTTCCCAGCTCCAGCCCTCTTCGATACGATGTACGCACACCATCTAGTGTGCCCAGAGTTGTCCCACGACCTGGACTTCCTGGCCTCGATGCACAGCGATCTTAACTTCTATGCCATTGACAGTCGTAAGCATGGGGATCTGGATACGTGGGTATACAATGCCCGTGACTGCATGGCGACGTATCAAGTGTATGAGTGGGCGCTTAAAGAGCTAGCGGAAATGGGTATGCTGGACTTCTTCTTGGGCTATACAATGCCCCTGACCCGGTGTCTGTTTGAGATGCAGCACCGTGGAGTGCTGATCGACCAGGCTGTGCTAGGTGCCGCGATCGAGAAGACGCTGGATATGGCCCAAGGTAAACAGACTGAACTGGAAACGCTTGTCGGTGCGGAGATAAACGTCAAGTCTAGCAAGCAAGTGAAGGAGTTGTTCTACGAGACGTTGGGCGCTAAGTCTATCACGCACCGTAAGCGGGGTAATGTGACCGTTGATAAGGAAGCGTTGAGTAAGTTATCAGCTAGAGGCTATACTGAAGCGGATTTATTGTTGGAAACGAGGAGACTGCGTGATGCGGCGAGCCACCTTAAACGCGTTAAGGTCAGTTATGATGGAGCAATCCACACCGAGTTCGTTGTCAGCGGCACAGTTACTGGTCGTCTCTCTTCTAGAGAGGCAGTTGATGGTGCTGGGACGAACCTTCAAAACATCCCGAAGCACGTACGCGCAGCTTTTGTCCCCCGACCGGGGATGTGTTTTGTTAAGGGTGACCTATCCCAAGCGGAGAACAGGTATGTGGCCTGGCTCGTTAAAGGCCCAATGCAAACGGCGTTTAAGGAGCAACGCGATGTCCACTCTCTTACGGCGTCGCTTCTCTTTGGTGGTAGCGAGGCGGAATATCCGTCTGGAAGTAAGGGCCGCAATATCGCTAAGGTCGTCAACCACGCTTCCAACTACGGACAAGGACCCAACCAACTAGCAGCAACCCTTAAGGTGTCCAACAAAGAGGGCAAGACGCTGTTGGAAGGCTACCACCGGGCCTACCCTCAGGTGCGTAAGTGGCACGCTAAGGTAAGGGAGCGCCTACAAAAGAACGAGCGCGTCCTCTCAACTGCCTTTGGGCGTAAGCGTCTGTTCCTTGGGCGTTGGGGTGATGAGCTGTTCCGGGCAGCGTACGCATTCGAGCCGCAGTCCGCGATTGGGGACTACATAAACTTGGGTCTGTTGGAGTTATGGTTAAGACTCAAACCGATTGGTGCGTATCTGCTTCTCCAGATCCACGATGAATTGATTGTCGAGTGTCCTTTGGGCTGTATTGATGCTGTCGTTGCGTTGATGCACGAGGTGATTGAGCGGGAGATAATCGTTGGAGGCGAACCCCTGACTATTCCTCTGGAGACTAAGGTATGTTACAACAGCTGGCTGGAATAATTCGGCGTGGATGGAGAGCACATACATGACTCTCAAGCTAGTTGGAGTAAAGCGGGATCTGATTGTTGATTGGCCACAAAGCGTGATGACCGGGGCCGCCGCCAAGTATGCTAAAGCGATGGCCACAGCACTGGAACCTTCAGAGAACTTTCTCTTTATGGCATACCTAACTGTCTTAGGTCATGTAGCAGCTAATAGGATACGCTTGGAATCAGAATTGAATATTGCCCCACGTCTGTACACAGTTTTGCTAGGAGAGTCCGCAGATGCTCGTAAGTCCACAGCTATAACCAAGACGCTGGACTTTTTCATTGACACGCTGCCACTAGGTACGCTCAACACAGTCTTAGGGGCAGGTAGTGCTGAGGGCCTGGCGAGGGCTTTCTCCAGTAATAACAGTGTGTTGATGGTTATTGATGAGCTTAAGGCTCTTATACAAAAGATGAAGATTGAGTCCTCGGTGCTGCTGCCTTTTGTATGTACGTTGTTTGATTCAGCGCGGTTCCAGTCCCTAACTAAGACACACTCAATAAAGATTGAAAATGGGGCACTTGCATTACTAGCTGCATCAACGCTAGACAGCTACCAACATATGTTTACCCAACAGTTTACAGATATTGGTTTGCTCAATCGGTTGTTTGTGGTCATCGGCAACAGTGATAGGAAGTTCCCAGTGCCTATACAACTACCGGCTGAGGTGTACGCTGAGCTACAAATGGAGCTGCGCCGGGTCATAAGCCTGGTTGATCGCTTAAACAGAATAGGGGGGACGCCTTATGTAATGCCAATCACTCCGATGGCGCGAAAGATCTTTGCTGACTGGTACTTTAGTCAGGAGAATTCTATCTTCGACAAGCGCATTGATACTTTTGGTCACCGCTTAATGCTGCTTATAGCACTAAACGATGAGAGCGACATGGTGACCGAGTCGGCAGCCAGAAAGACAGTGGCCCTATTACGCTACCAGGTTCGAGCCAGACGGCAGGCTGATCCAATTGATGCTGATAGTAAGATAGCCAAGCTTGAGGAGAACATCCGACGAGTGTTGGAGGGCAATCCATTAAGTAAAGAAAGACTAGCTCAGCGATGTAACAAACGGCGGGTTGGAATCTGGATATGGAATCAGTCCTTGTCCAATTTAATCAAATCTGGAGAGGTAGAATATGACTCGGTTGAGAGGGTATACAAGCTGTTAAAGGAGTGAAAACATAGTCACGGTCATAGTCAATATTAAAACTACTCTGAATTGTACTTTATGTTAATAATTACATATAGTTATGGCCTATATATGAGAAAGAGAGGGGGTAACCCCCTTTATTATACCCCTTAGGGGGGGGTCAGAAAAGCCAAAACCCAATTTACAAATAACTACAACTACTTAAGACCCATTTTTGGCCAAAATCGCTATGACTATGGACGTGACTATTTTCGTGTTTTTTGACCCTTTAACTCTACCTACGAGGTAGGAATTAAATATATAATTCCCAATTTAAGACATTTGATTAATAGTACGATTTGGCTGTGGCGGCGTGACAGCGCCGGGTAGTGGTAACGATCCTATGACGATAGGATGCTGTGGGTGGTGTAAGTCCTGTCAGACACAAAGCAATGGAGCCGAGTGGGGAATCCGGCCCACAGCCACCAGTTCCTGGACCTGGACAAAACCGGAGCTTACTTTAAAAGGGAGAAGGGAAAGATGGGAGTTAAAAATACTCAATCGGCCACCTTGTTTGAACTATGGGGTAGAATCCGTATCTCCTGCAATTATGACAAAAACCCTGAGATGTGGAAAATGTTTACGATCTTGCGTGAATCGGTAGGCTGGAGAGAACGGTATCGCATTTTTAAATTGCTGGCAGATTAACTTCGCTACTGCGAAAAAGGAGAAACCATGAAAGTCATTAATGAAATTCAAATCTATGCAGTTGACGGAAATGTTGTAGCACATTCGTCTCCCTCTCCATCAATGGCTATCCAATCGTGTCGTGTACCACGACCATGGAATGAGGGTAAACTGGTAATCGTGCACGTTGAAGGACACAGTTATGCGGTTTCTGCCGAACAGCTAAAAGTGGCCATAGATAATGCGATTAACTGGAAGTAGGACTTCGCTACTGCGAGAGGAGGGGGTGGTTAAATTGACTAAATACAACATTTGCCCTGCGTGTAATTGCAAACCTTGTATATGTCAGTAACCCCCGCCAGCCAGGGGCGGGTTAGAAATGCCTGGCGAGGTTGAGAATTATGGCAAGAAAAAAGTGGGAAAGCTGGGGAGAAGTGTACTATCACTACTTGCGCAAAGGGTGGGACAATGGTGCTGCTGCCTTAGCTGCTGATCAATGGGAGAGGCGACAAGTAAAAATGGCGGATACGAAGGGATTGACATGACAACGCCGATTCAATCGAAATGCTGCAAGGAGTCTATTGACAAAAACCAACGCTATTGCCCCAAGTGTGGATGGGAATGTCACATAGAAGAAATGCCTATCGGGGAGGAAGGGATGGGAGACTATAGTACAGACGATATCTTCGGCGACAAAAGGCGTGATGGTGGAAGGATGAAAGATGATACCATAATCGGTAAACCTGGAAGCTATTGTGGAGATATGGTATTAGAGTATGCGCCCAAAGGGACGCTAAAAGAACTCGCCGCCCTCCGCTCATTGGTGCGGGAGACAGTAAAAGAATTGCGTTGCTATTGCAGCAAAGTAAGCGCAACAGTAGATGGTATACAAGTGCCAGTGGAGATTGAACCTTGTGGGGCGTGTAAGATTTTAAGTCGCCCCGAGGTCAAGGCGATAATGGAGGAGAAGCCATGAGCGATAACGAATGTGGAATAATCCTAACTCCATCTGGTCTTACGATACAAAATGGCACCATCGTCTATTATCAAGACGGCTGGATTAAGATAGACGAAGTATCCGATGGAGTTTATACCAACCGAGTTAGTAAATATGTAGGGATCATAAATCCAGAAGATTTGTACGACATGATTAGGCGGGAAAAGAGTAGCTATGAAAAAATATCATCATAATGAAGGAGAAACCATGAACGAAGAACTTTGGTAAAGAGTATGCCGCCTTGTAGAACAGGCTACAGGCACCGTAATAGATTGTCCGCCAATGCCACAAATCCGCCAGTTCTCTCCGGAAGTCGCATCTATGTTCTGTGATCGCGTCCCCTATTACCATCAAGGCAGCAACATAATTGTCTATGTGGACGAGCCGGATATGCGACAGCTGGCACACGAAATGGCCCACGCCGTGATCCACCTGGCCGAGATCACCCTGGAGGATTGGCAGGTGGAAATGATTCCGCAGATGGTGGATGAGGCGATCTGACAAACAATCTGACAAATAAGGGGATTATATGCATCTAGTCAATAACACCAGTACTACGAGCAAGCGATCTATTTGGCCAGACAAGACTAAGAATCTATGGGTTACGGATGCTCGAGACTCGGTCATTAAGCTCAGCAATGGTAAGGAGTATGACGACTGGGCCTCTGCGTTGGGGGCGAATACGTTGGGCTATGATTATTTCAGCTCGGTGTTTCGACCAGCTGCATCTCTTCCCTGGATGAACGAACGCGACTTTGCTAACCAATTCTGTGACGCTATGGGCACGGAGGCGGTGCGTTTCTTCAAATCTGGTAGTGACGCCCTCAGTTGTGCCGTGCGTCTTGCCAGGGCCGCCACAGGCCGCCAGAACATAGTTATATTTGATAAGTCCTACCATGGTACTGCGTCAGAGTTCGGACCAATAGGCTGGCATCAAGCCGGGTACCCACCGACCCCGGCTATCGTGTTGCCGTTCGGCCAGCCGCTTGACCTAATGGCCCCGTTGTCGGTTGCGGCTATCGTTGTTGAGCCAGTGCCCAAATCCATAGAGGTACCGCCTGTCGGGTGGTTGGAGCATTTAGGGGAGGTATGCGATGAGCACGGGATCGTACTCATTAGCGACGAAGTTATCCTCGGCTACCGGCACACGCTCGGGGGGTATATGCACTCGATTGGTATTAAAGCCGATCTCTATTGCTATGGTAAGGCGATGGCCCAGGGAGCGGCTCTATCAGCATGTACTGGACGGAAGGCTCTCATGGATAAACTTATCAGCGAGGTTCACTTCTCGGGCACAAACAATGGTGAAAATACGTCCTTGGACATTGCTATGCGTACGCTGGCAGCGTATCGTGCGCTTGCTATTCCGTCTCAGCTAAGCGAACTGGGGCAATTCTTTCGGGATGTGCTTCATGATGTTGGATTCGCTACCAACGGGTTAAACGAGCGTTTCGAGGTCATGCTTCCCTCGTCGCAGACCCGTGACGCGACTGGATACTGTTTCGATCGGGGGATCTTGTTTCCGGGGTGGATAAGTGTGGCGTTGTCGCAGACGCGGAATCAAATACATAGACTAGTGGAGGTATTATGTCGATGGAGAGAGACCCAGCCCTAACGTTTAGACGCGTACGTATGAGTGATCTGTGGATGCTTTATGCCTGGCGCATGGAGCAACAGACAGCCTTCTGGAGCCTGAACCGAACCCCAACAATTGAGAAGCATTGGGAATGGATGCATCGGGCGATTGTAAACGAGGACATCTGTATTGCTGAAAACGACAGTGGGCCAGTAGCGATCATGCAGGTGATAGGTGACGACGTGGGCATAACCGTAAATCCTTTGGCCCGTAGCAAGGGCTACGGCAAGCAGTGTATAGAGTTCTTAAAGCGACAGTATGACCGTTTGCAAGCTACGGTAATTGTAGGCAACACCCATAGCCTACGCCTGTTTACCACATGCGGATTCACGATAGCAGATGCACAGATCGTTAAACACCGACCCTGTGTCATATTGGAATGGAGAAAGGCATGAAGAAGATCGTGTTCTTGATAATCATGGTACTGGTCTGCGTTGCGGCGTCGCTTCCATCTAAGCAGGTCTCTTTGGAGACACGCGTAGCTGATCTTGAGGCCCGCGTAACGCTGCTTGAGGAGTGGGCAATAAGGCACGGGGGTAAACTAGAGTGATCGTCCTAAGCATTATACAAGTACGCGTAGGCTCCACTCGTCTCCCCGGCAAAGCATTGCTGCCGATACACGGCTTGCCTATGTTTAGCTACGTAGTCGAGGCAGCGCCCTTTCCTAAGATCGTAGCGTGTCCGGCTACAGATACAATCATCATGGACATATGCCGGGACATGAAGGTGCCCTTTGCCGCACACCATACGCCAGACGACGTGTTGACCAGATTCATAGTTGCTCTGGACAAGGCGCAGGGGTACTATGATATGGAGTTCCAGTGGGTCCTGCGTCTAACAGCCGATTGCCCTATGCTCACCCAGGAACTAATCGAGCGCTTCCTTATGCGTTGTGACATGGACAGCGATACGCTGTACACCAACCGCCCACTTGATCCAGATGGCTTGGACATGGAGCTGTTCCCGGCACACGCTCTCAGGAAGGTAAGCGAGCTAGATACTAGTCCTTATGGAAGGGAACATGTTACGCCGATGCTGTACTCCATGCTCCCTGTCGAGCGTGTCCGGGTAAGCATATTGGACCCACGAGCCAAGATAAGCGTGGATACAAGTGAGGAGTACTTACTAGTTAAACGTATGATTGAGGGGAGGAAGAAGTATGGAAGCCACGCCAGAACTACTAATTAAGGCGAATGTGGGTGGTGTAATCCTAACAAAGGTTGTGGATGGAAAAACCCCGGAGCATTATCTATGGAAGAAGAAACTAGAGAAGGTTTGGTCTAGTAAGTGGGGTACATTGGCAAAGCTGACCAAGTACAGGTACAGAATGGGGATAGATCCATCCTTTGTCGTAGAGCGCCCTGAGTTCAAAAAAGAAGCTCTGCACTGGTACGAGTGGATACTATGCTCGAATGGTAGCATCATCTACCTATTCGATGATAAAGCCAAGCTATTCACTCTGTATACAACCAAGCAATTGGGGAATAAGGTTCTCCGCGCAGTTAAAGAAGCGTCCATAGCCCTTACGTTTGACGGACGCTTTACAATGGATATAAGATTTCCTCTATCCGTTTTACAAGAGGTATGTGAATTGGTAGGAGCGCGTCGAACCAGAAAGGGCGCAATCCTTTCAGCGGAGGCAAAAAGGAAGCTAGTCGAACAAGGCAGAGGCTCCCGCTTCAAATCTGCTCCACCGGGGCTACAATCGTCTTAATTGCACTAAATTTGAACGATCTCTATCTATGCTTAGAGGAAAGGAAGGGTAGCATGAAAATCTTAGTAATAGGGGACGGTAGCGCCGGTAAACGCTACGAACGCATACTGCGTACGCTTGGGCATGAGCCTACAATAGCGGGGCCAAGGGACTCGTTTGTGCGAAGGGATGCTGTGATAATTGCTAGTCCGCCTGTCGCTCACGAAGCACATCTGGACTATGCCTACAATTTAGGCATCCCTATCTTATGTGAGGGTCCAATAACATATCATCGTAGCCCCACATTGTATTTAGCTGAAGTGCCCAACATGACCGCCTCCAACTGGCGCTTCGTACACTCTATGCGAGAGCTGGAAACGCGTCTGGTTGGTAAACACATTGTCAGTGCCCATCTGTACTTTGACTATGATCTAGCTAGCTGGCGAGACACAGACTATCGCAAGACATGTTACTATCAGGAAGGCATAACGCGTATCAATCTCCATGAGGTTGACATGGCCCTATGGCTCTTCGGTGCCGCCGAGCGTGTCCACGTCGAGTCCCGTTCTACACTCAAGTCCCTTAGTATGGACGCATACAGCATGTTGATAAAGCACCACAGCGGCGTACTGACCACAATCCAATCCGGCTGGCACAGCGCGACGTACCGCCGGGGCATCGTGGTACAGATGGCCGACGGCAGCAGTGAGGAATTGAGTTGGCAGTCCCCGGCCCACGACACCCAAATCAACGAGTCCTACCAAACCGTAGTTGAGGTATGGCTTCAGGCAATCGAGGATTGGGACCTGACCGTAACCCCCAGCCTATTTGACGGATGGCGTGCATGGAACGCTATCAATGGAGTAGCGATATGAGCGTACAGACACTAGGAAGACCAATGGCATTCGAGTGTGAGTGTGGAGCAAAGTATATGATCGCTAAGTGGGAGCGAGACACACTCGGTAATTACACCGTAGAAAACATAATGAGTAAACATGATTTTTACGTCTGTCCCTTCTGCGTGAGCAAAACCGCCAATATGGAGGAAGTAGAGCTATGAACGACACCAACAAAGACATCGGCCTCCCCCTCCTAGACCAGATCAACGTCTACGCTGACTTGGGCACGAACCACAAAGGCAATCGCAAGCTATATGATCGCCTGGTCAACTACGCTATCTCTGCCAATGCCATAGTAAAGATTCAGCTCTTCAGTGAGAAGACCTTTAACCGCAACTGGCCCCTACCAGAGTTCTGGGTACCTAGCGTCTTCTGCCCAGCGGACCTAGACTATGCCCTGCCGCGTAAGCCCCTAGCACTGAAGATTGCTAGCGTCGAGTCCACCTATTACGAGCTGGTTCGGGAGTGCTGCTCTACCGGCCTGCCGGTAATGATCTCGACTGGTGGTATGAATGAGGACGAGCTGCTTAAGCTCTGCGAGACGATTGATCCTTACAGCGGTAGCGTATGCCTAATGCATTGCGTATCCATGTACCCAACCCCGCTGGACCTGGCCTGCATGAGTCGCATATCACTGTTGGCCGACATTATGGAAGACATGATGATCCAGCCCTATGTTGGTTGGTCATGTCACACACCGGAATGGGAAAATCTCCTGCCCATCGCTCTGGCCTACGATGCCAAACAACTGGAGTTCCATCTCAAGGAGGACATACTGGACAACAAGACCCCGGATCAGCAATGTGCCGTAGACGTTGAGAACCTACGTGAGATCACTGTACGAACGCTGGAATTGCAGCCTGTATTCGGGGATTCCTACGAGGATGACTATGTGCCACCTGATAGACCGGATGTCCTCGAGTGGCGCAAACGCTGGAGTAAATACGTATGAACAAATGTCATAACTACAAGCCCTGGTTCACTGTTGCTAAGGACCTGCGTATCAATGAATGCTACTGGTACGTAAATGGCAAGTGCGACTGCCCCGTCGACACTAGCCACCATAACAAACCCTGTCCCTGGGAGGGCTACCCAGAGGGACCACTACCAGAGAGTGCAGCGACCCCTCCTCAGGACTAGCCGTAGAAGTATGTAAAGTGTACGTATGCTGTAGCCAACGCTGCTTCGTTAAGCAGTTGGAGATTTTGCAGTATACCCAGGTCGTCAAAGAAGATAGAATCTCCCTTGTACCAGATATGACCACAACTCGTTGCGGGGGCGCTACCGTTAATTTTAAAACGCAGGTCAGCGCCCTCCAGCGTTCCAAATACAGATTGTGCGCCTTGCCCACGCACATAACCTGTAGACATGTAGTAGTTGGCTGTAGTCAACGCTTCGGAACACGCTGTTCCAATAGCAAAATATTCTGACGTGGCCGGTACGTTGTAGAAACGGATGATGCTCATGGTGCTCTCCTTAAATTAGTCTCCCATAAAACGTAGTATCGCCGGGGGTATATTGCGCTCGCGGTACTCCTCATAACGTTTACGCTTACGCTCAAGCGACGGCCTTCTTCTATCTGCGCTCTCCTCAGTCATATCTTTCTGTATCGACAGCTTGGGAAAGGATGATAGATAACGTAGAGCGCTACCACCATATATCTCTGGGATGTCCCCACTAGAAATGCGGTGGGCCTTCATCGCCATTGTGGGCCAGAAATGATCGAACAGCACCTGTCTAATCGCCAACGCATCACCGCCTTGTTCCAACCACTTATTATACACATCTATATAGGGAGGCATAGTGATTTGTGTGCCCTGTGCCCCAGACCGCAATCCAGGTAAATGCACAATGTGTCCCAAGATAGACGTATCGGTAGTCGCCTTACTCAACTCGTTCAGCGCCCCAACGGTGATCAAGGACCGCACCAAGTTCTGGGTGTAGCTAGTGCCGAAAGCGTCCTTGGGTGCCTTAAGCGTTGCCTTAACCAGACCCTCCTTAAACAACTTATAGTCCTTTGCTGTAAGCGCATTGCCTAAGCCCTGGATCACTTGCCCACGATTACGATACACTTCAGCTAAGTGTGCCGCACTTCCTATGGGCCACTTGCCAAAGGTCCTCTCCACGATCTTAAAGGGTGTATAAAAGAACAGCAAAGACAACCTACGCAGAGGTCCATCCAACCAGTAAGGACGATCAATATTACCCATGAAATTGATGTCCAACATGGTCTGGTACACCCCACGCATCATCTCATGATAATTTAGATCCTTCTTCATACCCTTCATCATTGCTGCATACGCCGACATACCACGTTCTAGATACTCGACCAAAGTAACTGGGGCTGAACTAGTGACCTCAATAGCGCGCAGTATCTTGTTCTTGCCCTCCATCGTCTCTTCTAGCCCAGACATTGCGCGGTAGATATACTTACTACTCAGCAGCTGCTGTAAGACGCGGTCCTCCATCCCAATATTGACATCCATTCCTAGCCGCTTAAGCCCCATGCGTACACCGGATTTAAGGGCCATCGGGGAAGCCTTGATAGTCTGTACTGGATGCATCGCCAGCATGAACAAAGGTTTGAATCCATGCTTAACTGCAACCGATAGCGAACCTCCAATCTTACTTAAGTACTCGGCCCACACAATCCAATCAACCGCACGACCGAATCCGCTAGCCACCCTATCCCCCTCAAGATGCTCATTGAGCCAAGTCTTAGCATAGTTATACGCATCCGGCTTAACCTGCCGCAGACCCTTACCCTCCCATTGCGTACCCTTAGCGCCCTCTAAGTACGAATACCATTTCTTTAGCAGCTTGGTCTTACCAAACTTGTCATTGGACTGGTTGATAGCTATACGCATCATCAAATCAATGTCCGGCATCCAGTTGAGTGATCCAGGCACTCGCTGAGACCACTTGACGTCGGGACGCACCTTTGTATCAAATAGATTGAGGGCCGCTTCACGATGTTTGCCACTCAATAACCTAGACACCGTTCCCCATGTATGAGGGGCATACTCACCGCTGATCATCGGCAGACCCAATGCATCAGCCTCAGCCTTAACGCCACCTAAATACTCCCTCGCCCGAGCGACGATCTTTTTCTCTTGAGGATTAAGCATCTTCTCCGCCCATGGATGCATCTTAGGTTCCAACGCCAGACCCATGCGTATGGCGGGTTCCTTCTGCGCCCACCGATGCAAAAAGGGTATTCGGTACGCCTCAACGGCGCGGTACGCCTCGTTGACTTGGGGTTGTAGCTTCTCAAGTGCAGCCGCGGTCACCTTGGTTACTGATTGCTTCTTGGTCGTCCGCAATATGTCCCTAAGTTTGGAAGCCTGTTCCTCTAGTGCGTGGTACTTACCAACCACTCCGCTGTCAATTGCTGCGCCCAACGTACTCTGTAAGTCCCGCACGAACGGAGACGGCTTGAGCTTACTAAGCCCGCGTCCAATTCCTTGATATCCACTAAACAAGCTCCCCCAATACGACTGCTGAGCACCCTTACCAGCGTCGATTGCCAGACGTGCCGCTAACGCGTCATAGGACAAATTACCCTCAGTACCAAAATAATACTCGTTTACGTTGCTAGGACTCCAAACTGAATGCTGCTTCTTCGTCTTTATAAGCAAGCGCGACGGACCACGTACCTGCTTAGGCGATTTAAGCTCCGCCTCCATGACCGGCTCTAGAAAGTGTGGCCACGTATTAGGCGTCTGTAAGCCCATGCCAGTGGCATCATGATAATACTTAACCGCATTAAATACTCTAGCTTGATCTGGTTTCATACCAGAGCTAACTAGATGCTCCTCAAATATACGCGGTAACCCCTTTTGCACCAGGGGATGTTGGACCTTAGGCACTAGCTTTAACGCTTCCTGCTCCGCCTTATAGAGATTATTACCCGTAGACTTCAAAGCGTTGGTAAGTATCTCTGTTACATCGCCTAGCGACTTAAGGGGTATCTTTGGAATCGGAGGCATTATCTTATGTTCCCGATCAAGTAATTAATATGTTCTAGATTCTGCATAGCACGCTTCAGCTTAGCGGTCTCGGTGCCCCAACGCTCTTGAGGTACAGCTCCATGAAAGCGCTCTGGTGGTATGTCCAAATTACCCATCCCTGGCGCATAACGAATACCCCTAGCCGCAGGAGGTACCAATGGAGGCGTGGTAGGTGTAGGCGGAGGGGGATTGATCATACGATTTATCCGGTTGGGGTCGGTTGCTTGTCGCTTCAGCTGGGCTGTCTCCGTACCTAGTCTCTCTCGCGGTATATTGGTCCCAGTAAAGGGAGATGGAGGCGTAGGGCTTATGTTCCCCATGCCTGGCGCATGTTGCCGTATCGACCTAGACCCAAACAACGCCTCCTCGACTGCGGCCTCAATTCCAGCCACCTTGCCCATGTCATCAGCCGCTAACGGAACACCTTCCTCAGCAGCAGCTTTACCTAATAAGCGTCTAGTAACCGCAGCGCTAGGCGGTTCACTTAGGATCTCTGGCCTGTCCAAAACACCCTCTAGCCCAGGAGGAATCTTGGGCATACCGGGGGCCGTCTTAATCAAACCAGTCATCCGCCCCAACCCCTTAATGCTCTTCCATAAAGCCTTCGTATAAGGGCCGAACACAGCAAACTCAGCAGCTATAGGAGCAATCTCAGAGATAGGCGGATAAGATACATCCTTCTTGGACCACTTATCTGGGAAGTCCCCAGTATGCACTCCTGCCATCGCTTGACCAACGCCCTCGGACATGACCGGGGACTTGGATGTAACCGGGATCTTGCTAAGCGGTTGCCGTATGAGCTTGTCTGTACCCCAATGTAAGAGCTTAAAGGGTATATCGACTATCTCTAACCCCTTACCCAAAGCACTTAAACCACCCCCCAACGCTTTCGCTGCACCAGGGCTGATAGTAGGAACATTGGCAAACATGGGATCACTTGCAGGCGGCTCTGCTGTACCAGCTATGCTGGGTGTTAATTCAACCGCACTTTTACCAGTATAAGGATTGGTCTCCTTTCGCGTCAAGAATCCACCAAGTTGAGGCGGCACCAAAGGTCCAGCACCTACAGCAGCCTTACCCGCAGGACCCGGTGCTTGAGTAGACGAAAGTGGTACCCACTGACCGCCTCTAACGATTCCTTTACCACTAGGCGAAATAGTACCTTCTGGGGGCATTTGTGGTGCCATAGCATACTCCTAAAATGGTGACTGAATGTACCTATTGGGATCGGTATAATCCTCAGCATTTGGGGAAGGCACATTACCGCCAACCTTGACACGCTTCTTGACCTTCTTCGTCATTGGCGGCAACTTTACCTCTGGATAAGTATTGTAGGATAAGAGTCCGCCTTCCTTCATAGGCCCAAGCTGCCCGCCATGCTGCTCAAAATATTGTATGTCAACTGGCGAAGCATTCCCATTAGCAATCTTTTTAGCAATACCTCGAAGATTATCTTGAATCATAGGCGATAACGTTACCTCTTCTTCAATCTGCGGCCCGTAAAGCTGTCCCACAGCACCTACCATCGGCAATGCGTTAGGGGTGGGGGGCTTATCTTTCGGAGCATACATCACATTACCGGGGGCTATTCCTTTAGTGGAGTCAACGATCCACGGAATCAGGTTCTTGCCTCCAGCCCCTCCACCAGCCCCTCCACCAGCCCCTCCAACCTTATATTTAGCCTTAGCAGACGCCTTTATTTCCTCCTGCATTTGAATGATCTCGGGCATATACCGCCAGGCGACGTTAGCCGGAATATCCCCCACTGGCGTACTCACCATTGGCGTATCCGCTTTAGGCACCGGCCAGCCCATAGCGTTGTACCACATCGGGGATTGTGGCGGGAACATCTTATTAACCGCGTCCATCTTGGCCTTTAGCCCAGTGGTTTCCTTAAGCGCCCCTCGTTCGGCAGCAGCAATAGGGTCAAAGCTGGGTAGTGTCATTCCAGCCATGGGCTTTCCGCCCATTTGCTGGGCTACTCCAAAGAGCTGTTTAGCCAGGTCTGGGTTCTGATCAGCAATCTGGGGCATTATCTGTAACAAACCAATGGCCCCTAGCAGCTGATCCTGCTCCAGCTTTTGGCGATCCCGTCGGTCCTTATTTATGTTGTGTACCAACTCGCTTCCAGCAAGCGTCCCGCCAGCGAACCCGGTTCCAAAATCAGCTACATTTAGCCAGCTCATAATCTATCTCCTAGAATCCGCCACTGAACCAACTGGGGTCCATTGCCGCCCCAGCCGCAGGCGCAGCGGAAGCAGCACCAATTGTGCTGGCTCCTCCACCAAGACCAAGCGAACCAAGCATCCCAGCTGGGCCTCCCATTGCCGCCATACCAACCCCAAACAGCGTCCCAGCAATACTACCCAGTCCCTTAAACATTCCGCTTTGCGATTCCATATTTATCCTTTGGGCATTTTGCTGCGCCGCTGCCGCTCCAGCTTCCATCTGTCCAGCACTTTGCATGGCATTAAGCGACAGACCCTTGAGACCCTGACCGCCACCAATATCAGCATTGTAGCTGGCCTGGGTAGCACTCATCATTTGCTGGATAAGATTCTGTACCGTGCTTAGCGCATTGGTTTGTAAGCCCTGCATACCTTGAATATCGACCCCGCCACTCAGCATAGTCTTCTGTATAGGGCCATATAGGGGCGTGTTGGCGATATTCTTCTTAGCGGCAGCTACCTGCTTCTGCATAGTGAACTTAGGCAACTGGAAGAGGTTACTTTCAAATGACTCTTGCCCGCCGCCCTCTGGATAAGCCCACTTCCCGCTTCCCTTATTCTGAGTGCCAAACCCCAACACTCCCATGATCTGGTCCCATATAGGACGCTGGTATTCTTGCTGAGTATTAAACGCTTGGTTGTACAGCCTATTAGCCAGCTCATCCAACTGCTGGCTGTACCCAATTTGCCTACCAGACATACTCAGCATACCGCCTGCATTCGATTTAGCCCCGCCACCCTTGCTTCCCATAATTAGAACCTCAGAGCATAGCCTCGGGACATAAAATTAAACCCGAGTCGCTCAAGCACAAAGTGCATCCCGTGGGCATCTGCCCATGGACACGATTCCAGCCAAGCCAATCCAGCTTCCTTAGCCGCCTTAATACTTCTCTCCAGTAAACGCAATCCGTACATCTTACCACCACGGTACTTGGGATAGACCATTACATTAAGTATCCCATATGGCTTGGAACAAAACAATCCCTCAATCTTAGACACCACATACATACCCACAATCTTGCCATCTTCCTCGACTACCTCAGTGATGAACTCTGGGTTTGTCGTCATAGCCTTAGCCGTGGTCTCGGCATGAGGGGCGTCTCCGTTCAGCATCTGGAGATGCTTAGGCAACTCGGCATCCCACACCAACATCATGTGGGCAATGATCCCCGCGTCCTTAGGAGTAGCCTTACGGATAGTGTATGCCATAGTTATCTCCTAGTAAATACTCTAGTAGTAAACCACCGATCAATATCCCGATCAATCTCGTAGCCCTCATAATAGATCATTTGCTGAAATCCCAAAGACTCAAATATGTCCTTGTACTTACGTGGGAAGAACCGCAACGCCCAATCACCAGTGTGATAAGGCCATCCACGGTACTCATCCTCAATCGTAATAATGCTCTGTCTAGCGATACGCGCCATAGCCCTAGTTACTATCTCCGCCTGCGTTGGCGGAATGTGAGTCAACGCGACCATGCTGTAGATTAAGTCTACCGAGTCACTAGGCATATCGGGCAGCACATCCTCAGCAGGCTCCCAGCAAAAACTCCCTTCTGACGCCAGCCCTGGAAAGTGTTCCTTCACCGCGTTGGTGCAGTTCTGTATGTCTATGCCCATCAATCCCGTGTACCCGGCCTTCCGCAGCGCCTCAAGGTTGCGTCCGCAATTGCATCCTATCTCTAGTATATTACTAGGACGCGGCAAGCGATTCACCAAGTTAACCAGAAAGCTGCTTCTCTCTGGCCCCACGCCAGCGTAGTCCTCGGTACGGTTACCCTCTGGGGGTGTCCGCCAGAACTCTCGCAAGGTATCGGGTGTAGCAACAATAAAGTGACTCATAGGGCTTCCTATTTCCTACATTCCATATTCAATCCAGTGATCAATATGTGCCCCGCCAGTACAGGTCAGCAAATATCCCTCGGTGGGATTAGCGATACCCATGAGAAAGACGCTGTTCCCTAAGGCCGCATCCGCGTGTGCCACATCCACTCCTGCTATCTCTAGATGAACACCATCAGCGGGCACCGAGCTCATACCCACAGAAATGCCTATCCACATCGGTCCACTACCATTATTAGTATACAACTGACTAGTCCCTCTAGTAGCGGTGACATCAACCCGTGCACCCGGCAGTATCCTATGCATGTGGTCGCCACGGGACACACTGCTGGACACACCAGCTGTACTAGTGCCCCACGACACATTGGAGGCCGTTGCCTCAGGCTTAAGATAATGTACGTGATCCGCCCTAGACGCTAAGTTAGTAACGCCACCCGTGCTAGTAAGAACTGAGACGTTGGAAGCATACCCGCCAAAGGGTAAGCCCGCAGGCGTGGCGTAGTGTGCATGGTCGCCCCTAGCGAACCCCTCGGATATACCAGCTGTAGAAGTAAGAAAGCTGACGTTCGCTACAGTAGAGAGCAAAAACACCGGATGCCTGTGGTCCTCCCTCCCCGGCATGGTACTAGACCCAGCATAACCAACCTGCGTTGCGCGCTGTGTCAGTACGCGGTTGCCTATATCACTAGGCTTACCCAGCTCAAAGATGGTCTCCCGCATTGCCGCTGACCCGGTTGAAGTTATGATGATCCGTCCCATCGTTACACTGCCTCAGTCTGCCCGGTCTGCATCGGGCGTGTATAGTCAAATCCGGTTTTGCGTACCGGCTCGACAAATGCCTCGAATGCCTTAAGTGTAAAGGGTGTGGTGCTGCTGATTACAATCTCTGGCTCGACAAAGTACTCACCCAGCTCGACATTGTACTTCTTATAGCCATCGTAAAACGTCGGCGCAACAAGTGGCTCGGCGCTCCACATCAACGTTCCGTTGTCATATAGATCTACCTGCACGCTGCCTGTACACTCAACGCTTATACGATAGCCCCTAAAGTCCGTAAGCATTGTCGTTGGAATGCCGGGAAGATTAAACCCACAAAGAGACGTAAACGCTGTGGCGCTGTCAGTCGTAGCGTCCCAATCCCAAATACCCACAGTATCGGTCAGTCCCACAATTGGCATGGTCCCAGTAACAGGCTCAGCGGTGTACAACCACCCAGTAAAATGCTTCCATCTCCCAGCTGTCTCATTATAAATAAGTGTGTGCCACACAGCATCAGCGCCAAAATAAGTCAGATAGTAGCGCCCTCCAACAAATGTGCCAGCAACCTTGGTAGTATCGGCAATAGTGCTCAAGCCCCCACGAGCCACACCGCGGAACATCGAATCAACTATTCCACTCACCTTAGTAGGTGTAAATCCACTTATGACGTACACACCATCATCGCTAAGAAAGTATATCCCGTTGGTGCCCATAGCTACAGTACGCCCGTTGACCGTGCCCCTTCCGGTTGGGAGCTTGGCGGTGTAGATCAAATCCGCCTCGGTCACTTGCATCTGGTAAATTGAGTTCCGCCCAAAGACAAAGGCATAGTCACCCAATGCCATGACTGCCTCAATCGTGTCCCCTGAGTCCGCAACCATCTCGTAGAAGTTACTAGCATACTGTTCCGGTTTAGACCCCATAGAAGGATAGCTATAACGGGGGTTGTCTGTTGTATCGAATAGCAGCAAGCGGCTCTTGTAACGCCCGGCCACATTGCAGGTAATCGGGGAGATATGGTAGTAGCTTACTTCCTCGCCTAACTCTAGATCACTTATGTTATCTGTGTAAGTAGCTGTGCCCAACGCCACCTGATCAACATAAAAGTAGCTACCGCTTACGCTGCCCTGAGTCCTAAAGATCCACACCTCGTCAGCCTGCGTATCAGTACATGTAGTAGGGATAGCTGTCAGTTGGATCTGTCCAGTTGCAACCCCATCCGTTACGCCTTCAGCGCTGACAGCGCTCCTCGCACCCAACGTACCAGTGACCGAGTTATAGAAACAAATGACGTAGGTATACGTACCGTTTAGGTTTCCAGCTACTCCCTGAGGCGTAACTGTGGGCGTACTCGGGACAACGCTTATACCCCAGTTATACACCACGTCCTCGTGGAACTTCTTCATCGCCGTCGGGAAGAATGTGATGTCCGAAGCGATTCCGTATGCCGCCAACCCGGCAACCCGGAGCCTGCGTCCGCTTTGAGTAAACCCCAAATCCACAACCAAGTTGTACACTTCGGTATCCGAGGTCTTGAAGAAGTGATCGTTGGATATATACGCCCCATCAATCGTATCGGCTAGCGCGGCAAACACGGAGCACCCCGGCCGCGTTGCCACTGTGCCCTCATCCATGACTTGCATGTTGGTGAGGCGAGTGAGCGTTTGAGGCGGATTCTTTCCAACTGGTCCCGCGGTCCAAAGGCCCTTACTCCAGTTGTCAACTAGGATTTGCATCTATGGTAAGAACCTCCGCGTCTCTGGTGCCTCATATAATAGTTCCATAAGATCGGGCCAGCTCTTCTCGGCATCTTTACTCTTAAGTAGCTGACGCATCATACCACCACGGGAAAACCCACCACCTTGAGGAAGGAACTGGGCTAGTTCGTCCTGAATTGCCCGACGCCTACCTACTTGCTGCGCCGTATCTAACTTACCCACACCCCCACGATCCACCATCCATGTAGATGGGTTGCGCAAGCTTGCCCCGCCATGAATAAGATTCTTGCTATGCGCATCGAATACGCTTAACCCCTTCTTGTTTGCCTCCGATATGATGTTAAACAGATCCAATGCTGAATAAGGATCAATGGGTACGTCTGCCAACGCTGCCTGCCCAGCCGTCATTGAATGAGGGCCAGGGATAAAGGGCATGACAATCGCGTTCTTATCTCCCTTAGAGTACTCCTTCAATATAGGAGGTATACCTTTGACATCGTTCCCATAAGCGACATCCCTATCCAAATGCCCAAGCTTAACGGCTAGTGCATCATAATCTTGGGGCTTGAATCCATAGACCGAACCAAACGATCCATCGCCAACATTCTTACCCCCTAAATGCTGTAAAGCTCTTTGATTAACGCGCCCAGCATAACTACCACTTTCCTCTGCCAAGCCAAAGAGCTGATCAACAAACTTAGCTACGTTGTCCCAAACCGCCTTTTCTGTGGATGGAGGCATCTTGGGCAGCTTCCAAGGGGCGGCTTCCGCCTCCTTAGGCCCAAGCAGTCCTAGCAACTGTGACAGTAAGCCAGGCTCTTTCTTCTTCTCGCTCACCGCAACCTCCGATTAATCGCCAGCCCCCGCATAGACCCCGCCAATATGTCAGAAATTTGACGGTACAACCAACTGCGATAGCGGTCGTACTCATCGGTTTCAGTAGACATTGCCAGCGACAGCGCCCCGGCCATATATCCAGTAGCCAAGGCGTCATGCCACGTAATATCATCTGTAGCATCAGTCGGAATAGCGTCTCTGTATTTATAGAACACCATCAAGTTGCCGTTGGTCGAATATGCTGCTACAGCAGCACCCAGGCTGGACCCCCACACCACTGTGCTATCGTACGTCTCGCCATCAACAATCCCAGACGGGGGAGCACCCCCATGGTTATAGTCCCCGTCTGCCGATGGAGTGCCCACTAAAGTAAGCACCTTGCGTCCCTTGGACGGCTGTTCCCGACACAGCCAATGTAGGATCAGCTCACTCATCATCACATACTGCGTCAGGAAGGAGCTGGACAGATACGTAGACGCGTCATCGCTCCACTCATCCTCATAATAATAAGTCGGGTTGGTTGGCGACACAAGCTGTGCGTCATACTGAGTACACCAGGGCAGCAACTGCTCGTCGTAGTACACCCCAATTGTAGCTTGATGATCAGCTGGCAGCCAGTACTGAGTCACCCCTGACTTGACCGGAATAACGATCCAACGCTCAAGTACCTGAGATGCCTGGCAGAAATGCTGTACTGACTGCTGAAGCATGTCCAGCAAATGATCAGTACTGATGATAGGTGACAGCCGTAATTGTGTTTGCATTCTGTCGAGCATTTCATCCAGCGTCATTGTCCTAGTACCTGTTCCTCTACTGAGGGTGCCTTAGTCAGTGCCTGCTCAAGATTAAACATCTTTCTCCGTACCGCTTCAGCATCTAAAGGCGGCGAGACCCAATCCCGATCTGGGGTCCTGCGGTAGATATATTGTTGCAAGCTGGCATTCTCCTCAACAAACCGAATGAATGTTTGGTATGCTTTGTTGGCCAGGATTGCCCCGCGCTCCTTGAGCAATTCCCAAGCGTAGGTCCACCACACCAGGACATAGTGATGATCACGCGGAAACTCAGGTACATCCGCATCATTTTGCAATGGACCCGGCACAGCGGCATAAGTAAGTCTAATCGTTCCAACTGTCGTGGGTGCCGGATAGAGCCAAAGTTGAGGATTAGAAGTCAGTGCCCCAACGGTCGTATAGTACAGAGGCGTACCAGTGCTGGCAGACATCCAATCTGAATTGAGGTCATAGAGGTCCGGAAAGCGTATTGGGTACAACCTGGTTCCTGCATAGTACACACTCACAGCTGAGTAGAAGTCAATGGGCAAGTAATGAAACAGAGACTCCGCTATTGAGCGATATGACACACTGCGCTCACACGCCTGAGTCGTGACCGCCACAACCCTGTACCCATCATTGATGGTATCAATAACAGTGCTGCTGGGCCGACGTACGCCGTCCTCATCCAGTAGGTTATTGGTTAATGCTATGATATTGGATAGTTGCATGTATGATCCTATTTCAGTCGCTCAACCATTTTATCAGCCCAGTAATGCCATTCATACTCGTGCATAATTGCAGCCTTCTGCGTATCGACGGGGCACTTCTTCAATGCCGCCTCATAGTCCGAGCTGATCCGGGGGCGGTCTGGGATGATTGTCTTAATCTTTGGGGCTATTACCGTAGGTCCGCAGCTTATCGAACTCCATATCAAGCTCATCAGGAGTAAGCTTGCTAACCCGGTCTTTTTCTTTAGCCATCGCCTGATCCAGTTCGGCATCATGTTCGTAGATCTCCATTGCCCGTTTGTAAGATACGATCTCGGCCTTGTAGGTTGTAATCTCAGCCTTGAGCTTGTCTAGACGTATTCCCTGAATGTACCACGCACCATAGGCACCCAGGGTGACCGCGGCAGCAAGAACAGCAATCTTAATATAAGTAAACATTACTCTTCCTCATCTCTCTTCGGCACTTTAATCGGGGGCTTAATCGTTCCCATAGCCGAGTACGTCTCCTTCCAAACCCTAGCCGTGCTGTTGAACCAGTAGATACCCGCTACCGCGCTGACGATGATGGCAAACTGTGCCCAAGCGCTGAACTTAAGCCCACACAGATCACATACAATAAGCACCTGCATATCAGCTATAAGCACAGTAAGCAGCGCTCTGGAAGCCGAGTACTGCCCAGACTGTGGATCAATCCAGAACTCTTTTATCTTACGCTGGGACACGATAGCCTAACACCCTTTCCATGGGAAACCAAGCATAGCTTACCGAGTCGGATTGATTCCCTCCAAGGAGCTTTACTTTGTCCTCATCCCAATCTACGACGAACCCAACATGCCCAGAGGTCGCTCCCCGAGATAGGATACATATCGCCCCTTCCCATTCATTGTCGGTCTCTGGTTCTCTGCCCCACTCTAGCCATGAGCGTGCCCAAGCTGAATCAGTACCCTCTAGACCAGCTTGAGTTATACACCAATTGACAAACGCTGAGCACCACGGGGTCTCGTCACTTTGATTATCGGGCGCTCCCAGAGTAGTGGACTCCAAACACTCAACGATGAAACTGTTGGCAGCGGTTCCCGCGATCTCGTGTTCGCCTAGCTTTGACTCAGCAATTTCCAACCAAGGATGGGGATTCATGGTAGCACCTCTTAAGAATGACTGATGCGTAAGAAATAAGCATCCAGTTTCTCATCTATAGTCTTCAGCCTGCCTTTGATCTCGGCCATATCTTCTCGGCTGACGTACTCCTTAGGCAACTTTTCCCTTAAATTTATTTGACGCAAATTAATATCCTTGACCTCACTCCATATTGCCTTACACTCCCCCGAAAGGAAGCCTATGTTCTCAGTAATCCCGCTATGGTCAGGACATACCATAGTTGCTGTCGGAATGGGACAGTTACTATGATTCCCCGAAAAGTTAATGAACTTCATCTTTACAGCAAAGAACACTACCAACGCTAAAGTGCAGGCTCCAAAAGCTACGCCAATAATGAAATCAACCTGCGAGAAATCAATATTGCTGGTACCCATTTTGCCTCTCCCCTTACTTTGCAATATGGCTTCTGCCCAATTCTTTTATCGCCCGGCGTTGGGCGCGTTCCTTAGCCTTGTACCAGAGCGCCGCCCTCATTTAACCGTCAAACTGATCCCAGAGCGGCTTGGCCCGGATGACTGCCATTTCTTCCTCTTGTTTTACCCCTAGCGAATAAATTTATCAAACAACCCAAACTCATCACCCTCTCCAGTAGGATTACTTAAAAAATTATCAAAAAGAACATTGCTATCTGGACTGAATTTAGCAATATATAAATTATCAATCACGGTTGTATCGGCAACAGTAGCGTTATTAACATATAGATTATTATAATAAACATAATATGTCCCCCCTATGTTTCTTACTCTTAACTTATAACCAGCACCATAAGTTATTGTAGCGATGAATAGTTGTGTCCGTGTGCCATTCACATACTTTGCGGCCACTATTCTTGCAACATTTTCCCTGCTTACCGTTATTAATACAAAATTGCTCGGATAATCAGGATGGTCTAAATTTAAAGCAAGTCCTCCAAAGCTCCCATCGGGAACAGTTAAATCAACTTCGACCATTGTATCAGAGGTGCTCTGAATTACCCCTCTTATACAACTTGACAAAGGAACCTCTTGACAAGTTACATTATCTATTGATAATGCTCCTGCTGCATTGCCATAAATGCTAAACGTTGTGTTCACAGTAATCTGATAATCAACATACGACCCATCCAATTGCCGTGTAGGTCCACCACTTGCGCATAGAGCTGGATAAGCACCCCCAGCAGTACGGTTTAACATATCCCAGGTTACTTTATAAACCTGATAAAGAGTTAATTTGTTTGTTTGGTAAATCCGTTCAATGTCGGCAGATGCTACCTTAGTGCCTACACCAGCAGCAATGCTCCATGAGGCATCTTTTGACCAATCTGTATCAGCGCCGAAAGTACCATTGACAATAACGTCATCATTCAAGGGCGGAGTGTTTAACGCCTTGCCTCCTGCAATACTCCAAGTGTCTCGCATGATGGGTTGACCACAAGCTAATTTGCTATCACTATCCCGGATGACCTCTGCCCGTACATAAAGTTCCGTTCCGACTAAAGTATAAGTCTCAGATGTAACACTCGGAGTGGTCTGCAACACCGCTCCGCCCTCTCCAATAAACCTAATGGTAGAAGCAGCGGAGGTGGTTACGGTAATCACTCCGGTGGCCTTGTCGAATGTCTGAGTGAGGGTCGGCCCCTGGGTTCCATAAAAATTGCCGTTTTTCAAGGCGTCAATAATGGCTGCCGGAGTATTGCTGTCTGCATGGACTACTACCCAAGCATGATCAAAGCTCGGAGTATCGTGACAATCATCGGCAAAAAAGCCATAACAAATCCTGCCTACACTTAGATGATTATCCCACTGGTCCCTAGCGTCGCCCTCGGCCTCACTAAAACCAATGACAACTTTGTAATTGTAGACTTCAAGTAAATGCATCCCCTGACTAATGTTCTTTGTAACTGTTGGGGTAATCGGCACACCCCGATCAGGATGAGGCCAGCCGACTAAACCACCTTCTGCCAGGGAAGCATTTATTATCGTCTGGTCTGCACCTGTCCGGCCAGTAGTGATGTTCCAGCACAGCATTTCCCCAATGGTAGTGCCGGATTCAGTACCCTTCAAAAAGGTTATTCCTGAAATTCCAGGATCATCTGCTACATCTGGATAAATAGCTCCGTCGTAATGATCTGTCAGGGCAACAAAATCATACCCCGCATCTCTATAAGCTGTAACTATGGCAGCGGGGGTTTGATCTCCATCACTTAGTATGCTGTGACAATGCAACTGACCCTTGAGTGTCAAGGTCTTAGTATCCTGATACGGGTCACGATAATGCCATGCTACTCCTTCACCACCAGCACCTAAGCCGCCTGCTATACCTTCAGCATGGGCCAACCCATCTGAAATCCCTGCTATACTAAAACCATCAGAAATCAGAGGAGGAAATAGATATTTATCGGCTGGAAAGCGTATAAAATCCACAAGAAGGTTGTCTAACGTTTGATAAGTTTCCCAACCTGGAATTAGCGCTGCTGTGTTTATTACTGTGTCGTATAAATATCTCCAATTTGTGTAAATTCCTCCTTTTATATACCACTTAAAACCAGTCGCCTTAACTATTAAGGCTATATAATAAGTGTTTGCTGCATACGTCCCAATTACAGATCCAGCGCCGCTATTGTTTGCCGCTTTAAAAGTCCCATCATTTAAAAAATAAAACATAGCGGGATAAGTTGTCGATCCGGAACCAAATCCAACGTACCTAAACTTATCTGTGGTCGGTAATGTAACCTTCCAGAAAAACATTTGACCAGCACTTCTGGTAATACTCGCATATCTCCACCACGGATCACCCCAAGTAGACGCGCCCTTGGCACCGGTCATAACAGCATTGCCACCTGATATAGACGCAAGGCTATTAGTGTCAGTTAGCGTCCTCACCCCCGGCCCAGGCTCGGCGTTGGTGCCGTTGACACTGCCAGCACCGAGGGCCGTAGTGAAATCGTCTCGGAGGAGCCATTTGATTCCAGGAATATTCATGTCCAACACGCCCACGCCGGGTATAGTAACAAACATCCCACCAGAAGGAGATATTGTAATTACAGTTTCGCCTGGAAGTCTAGTCTTCATTATTGCTCCTACTGAATCCACATATTAATCTGGACATCGTCGATATAGGTCTCCCCATTGCCGTCGCTGGCCGCAGTCCCCACTTTGAACTTGAAGTAAATTGATACAGCGCCAGATGGGGCAACGTAATACGGAGTGATCCATAAGTGCGTCCAGTCATCGTAATGCGTTCCCGCTTGGCTGAGGTCAATGACATTGGAATGGTAGGGTATCTCTGATCCGTCCGCCGATAGATAACCAGCCTCTATGCGGAAGGTGTCAGTGGAAGTGGATAAATCCTGTTTTAGCCAAAAAGACATGCGGCCCCATTCTCCGACCCGGCAGGGAATAGAGCGTATGATCTGAGTCTGATTGCCAACCGTAGGGGCAAACTTGAGGGATTTAGCCCCGCCATGAAACTCTACAATATCCAGGGCTGGGGCAGTGTACCCCGCTCCACTTGAGGCGGTCCAGTCGGTAGTGTAAGCAGTTTCAAATCCACCGTCTGCCAAGTAGTTAAGGTGAGAGGACAGCATAAGCCTGGCTGTATTATATGCGGCAGGGCTTGTTATAAATGGACGTAAGCCTCGAATTTGCACCGCCCCCGTATAATCTGTTACCTTGATTAGATCGGTAACTCCGTAGGTTGCAGCCGTAAATCCAGACAGTAACGTGCCATCGACAACAATCCCCTCAGCCCCACACTGATCGGCCAGGCCAATCTCGTAAGTCTTGGCGGTGGCACAAGTATTGACAATGACCCCGTTTATCAAAGTAATTGCAGTAGAACTCCCGGAACACTTGAGCCAGTAGTCCGTATCTGCATTGCTCTCTATAAAAGGATCATTTAATGTCACCCTGGCTGACCCAGCAGCATAAACCGCTTGATTGTTGTAGTCAATATGACAATCATTAAGAACCCACTTGCCTTCGTCGCCAACATAAAAGCCATAGGTAGAGTTAAAGAATAAGCACTTATCAAATGTTACCGTTTCTCCGCCATGTGTTGCTTTGAAGGCATAGACAGAATCATAAAAAGCACAATCTCGGAAAGACGAGCCATAGATATATGACGGCAGGTCTAAATTAAGAGCAATATTGAATCCGTGGGCTACTACATTATACAACCTTAACCCGGAAATCTCATAAGACCCATTAACTTCTAAACCCACGCAGGCAGCATAGGTAGTCTTATCACCCTCAATCTCAAAGCCCCCACTTCTGCGTCTGCTCCAGGGGTAAAAGACGTTAGCTACGGCGCTGTCATTAGACACCTGAATTGCAGTCCCGGCGTTACCCGTAGCATCAAACTTCGCGCCATTCCCGCGCATGTCACACTTGCTGAGGTCCCATAGCACAGTAGTGGCAATTACATAGGTGTCTCCCCCAATATCAACCACCCCAGCTCCGGAGACCAGAGCATAATTAAGTGAAGCAGTAACATTGGTTCCCCACCATTGAGGATACACGGTCTCACTAGAAGCAAAGGCAACGACCCCGGTTCCTACTAGAGAGAATATTTGATAGCGCCCCGCATCCAGAGTCCCTGTAAAGGTCAACGTCTTGGTAGTGGCAATGTACAGCAGCGTACCTTTGTTGATCCTAAGCCTGATGTTGGCTGGAATAGTTAGGTCGCTGTTGATGGCCCAGTTTCCCCGCGCCAGGACCAAACAGGCGCTGGTGCCAGCGAGCGCGGTAATAGCATCCTGTATATTGTCCCCGCTACCCCCACGGACGAAATAACAATAAGGGCTATCAAAGGAATCAACCGGATATGGAACAGTGCTTTGATTGATCCTGGCTTTTGTGTTGGGCAGTCCAGTGACCGGATCGGTGAAAGTAAAGGAGCCATCTCCCCACTCCAGATCATCCTCGCCAAGCTTACGTGGAAGAATAAGAGTCAAACTCATGTCTGCACATCCTTGGCACCGAAGGCGTAATGCTTACCCGCTGGTGCGTCATAAAGCACTTCCCAAAAGTCCACAGCACTTGTACTCTGTGTGGGGCCGCTGGCAACAAGGGGATTAACAAATCCGGTCATCCAGCTCATACCTGTAAAGCTGTTTGTGACGTTCTGCTTAACAACGACGTGGTAGAGCTTGCTTGACCCAGCATTGGAAATGGTCAGCGTACAGGATTGGGTCAGCTCGACGATAAATATGTCGGCAGTAGACAGATCCAGGGTCTTGGTTGCTCCCGCAGCCTGTGTCTTTACAACACGCGTACCCCCAATGACATTGTGCGTAATGCCGCCTGTCATCGTGCCCCCACCAGTCATGCGTATGTCGGGGGTCTTTATGAGGGCAGTATCAATTGTTGGGGCGCTGAACAGGCCACTAGTCACTACTGGCTGAGTCAAAAGACCGCTGGTGATGACCGGATTGAGGAATGTCTTGCTGCTCATAGTCTGTACAGAACTGAGAACAGCCAGCTCATCAGCAACACCAGGGTCAGGGACCTCTAAGACGCCAGCGGTATCGCTAGCCTGAATATATGGCGACTGCACAACGACAGTGGCTTCCAGCGTTGTGACTACAAGTGGCGACATTCCATCAATATAACCTGGCATAATCGCCTCCTAGTAAAGCGTCAGCATGTTGCCGTAGACAGTACCGCTGGTATTATCATTGGTTACCCTAACGGTAAGGTAATCGCCAGGGGCCAGAAACAGCGGTCTGTCGGGCTGCCAGAAGAAAGCACTATGCCCGCTTGTCTCAGCTTGCCAAACAATGGTGGAATACGCTGCGCCAGCCGCAGGAGTAAGAGATATGTAGATAACCTCACTCGTATCGGCAATGCGCACCGTTGCCCAATCGACTGTGCTGGCAACACTGAGAACCGGCGTTGTCATAGTGAAGCTACCAGTAGCTAGATCCTGAGTATTATCAATACTCTGCATCACCAAGCTGCCAAGCCAAGCGTTGCCGATACTCATCTTGCACCTCGGGGATCACCTACATCATGGCGCATTAGGTAATCATTGTTGTCGGGATAGGTCGGCCCAACCGATATTACGGTCCTGGGCAGGGACAGCTTGCGGGTGTCTTCCTCAAGCGCGGCTTGCCATAGGGAACGAAAGCTCGTGGGTCCTGGGTCCTGCGTCATAAGCGTATAGACCTGCAAGTAGTGTTGTGCTACCTTGGGATCGGTGCCGGGTGTCGTAGCCAGGTACAGACACGCTTCTTGCTTAGCGTGGGCAATGACGACACTCTCGGGTATGGTACAGGTATCCGTCTCGGCTGACATGTCGGCAAAGCTGCGGTTGTACCACAGACGTACCGTGTAGGTTGCATCCGGAACCGGCCACACTTCCCAAAGCGCGTTGGTGTAGTTAAGCCAGTAGAGCGGCTGACCAGTAGACTCGCGGTTGGGGTCCATGGCGTCGATCCAGCTCTTGGTTATTTGAGGCATGTCACAGTCATAGCGTATACCAATAATGTCAGCGCAGTCGCTGGGTTTGGAATAGCGATGCTGATAGATTACATAATCGCCATCGGTTACGCTAGTCTCATTGAAGTTACCCTCAAGCGTCAGCGTTTGTGGGGCAGTGAAGGCGGTGATCTCATAGGACACGGTACTGGAGTCAATCTTGATGAAGCGTCCTACGTAGGTAGAGTCGAATGTCGTCGACGTTCCAGCCACAGTATCAGTACCACTGGTCACTGACACGGTTCCGGTTGTGTCCGTCCCAACAAGCTTAGTAACGCCCTCACCCTTGATGAAGCTCCACGGGTGCAAGGACAAGAGATGCTGATAGCTGCGATTGAGGCGCAGGCCCGCTTGCACAGCATTGATCTCAGGCATGAAGCTCATTAACTCAAGTTTCATTGAACGGAAGCTCATCACTCTCTCCGACGCTTCCTTTTGGCTTTAGGTCTACTCGCTTTAGACTGTGGTATACAATCCTCATGTATTCTCTTATAATCGCGAAGACAAACAGGACATGTCCAAAGGGAGCACCTATCATTATAGTTTACTGATAGCGGCTCTTTGTGGTGGGGATAGAATACCAAACAGCCACCATCACCCGATAGAGAATGTTCTATCGGAATTTCATCCTCTTTGAACCATAAACAAAAGCCACATCTAACCCAACTCATGCTAAGCACCTCGCAACATCAGATACGCAGACAGCAGCCTGACTACTTAAGCAGCTGCCAGACCAAGGCGTCTCGTCAGTGGGATGAAGGTAAGCGATACGGAGAGCTGCCATATCCTCGACAACGGTAGTCTGGGCTAGCTCATATGGAGCAATGAGTACTTCGTGTGTCTTCTCAGTTGAATACCCAGCAATCCTTTCCTGTTTAGCTTTAGGCGCTATGAGGGTAGCTAGCTGAGCTAGCGAGCAGCTGGGCATAATTGGTACAAGTACGTCGCCTGCGTTGCATATGTCCATGGAGCGTATAACGAAAGCGGCGGCGTCCTCGGGTGTCCACCAGAAGCGGGTGATCTCTGGATCGGATAGTCCAATGGGCTTTCCGTCTGCTTGACGCTGTCGCCAAACCTCCACAACGCTTCCGTGGGAGCCAAGCACATTGCCATAGCGTACACAGTGGAAGGCTGGGTTGCCGCTGCTGCCACGGTAACTGTTACCGTAGATAAACATGCGCTCAGCTACCATCTTCATCGCACCGTAGGACGTAGTCGGCTCCACTGCTTTGTCTGTCGAGACCAGGACAGCCTTGAGGACCCCTGTGTCTATACAGGCCCGCACGACATTGGCTGTGCCTTCAACGTTGGTCTTAGTCGCCTCAAGCACATCGTACTCACATGTGTGTACATGCTTCAGTGCTGCCATATGATATACGTAGGCCGCATCCCTCAATACCCGACGGAGGCGGTCTTCGTCACGTACGTCAGCAATGATGAAGCTTAGGCGGTCGTTTGGGAAGTCACGCTTCATCTGTCCCATCTGGTACTCATTACGAGCTACAATCCTGATGCGATCGCGAGTCGTACTTAGTAAAAGCTTAGTGATTGCTCTGCCTAGAGTACCAGTTCCGCCTAGTAATACGTGAGACATGTTAGAATCCTAGGATGAATACGTAGCCAGTTGACCCAGTTACCAGCCCACTGAACTCACAGTTTATCCCGCCGATGGAATTGGCGGTCTGCTGGTATGTGGTCGGGTCTGCGTCCTGGCAATGGGCAAAGACAACCTTAGCCATACCCGGAGTGAACAATGCGGTCGCTGCATTGGGAGAGCTGTAGTGGGCCGTGAAACACCGGAACGGACCAATCATCACATCGGCCATCACATCGGTCATGTACCCGCTAGCAGCGCTTGCAGTATAGGTAGTTGCCATCTTCGTGCTCCTTAATCATTCAGTTTATGTCTGCCTTATGCAGACAGTTGTCAGTTAAAAGCAGACATACAACCTAATCATCAATGCTGTGGTCCTTAAGGTGCTCCACAGCTTTCTCTAGAGGTAAATAAGTGTAATGATTGTAATTACGATCCGGGCCACACACGCCGAGGAACCCGCCATCGTTAGCGTTGATCCACTCGACGTCGTTGTTCATATAGCAGAAATGATCCAGCCACCACTTGTAGTTGTGCAGGTTGCCCATCGTCATGATGGGGCGACCGTAGACATCGCACACTTCGACGTACTGCTTATCGTCATCCCCGTTCTTGCCGTTCCAATAGTTCTCTTTGTAAGTACCCTCACGCATGGCGCTGTCGTAGCCTATGAGGACTACGTGTCTGGCAAAGGACCAAAACTTGGCCAGGATACATGCTACCGAACCGACGTTGCCCCCATGTCCTATTTGGTCAATCTGAGGGCACTGCTGCATGACGTAGCGGTTAAGGGTGTTGCTGTGTTCCCCCATTGAACGGAAGAAGTAGGGGTTGGTAAGCTGCTCAACGACACTGGGACAGGAGACAATGTCAGCGATTACTGGTACGTCGGGATGCTCCTTAGCCAAGCGAGCAAAGCCCTCTAAAACCGCTGGCTCGGTTTCCTGATGCCCGTCCATCGTCACTACGAATAAGGGTTTGATCCCAACCTCAAGCACCGCTAACAGGCTGTAATCACAAGCGATCACCCCCCACTCAGGAGGAATGAGGGGTGCCCGTTTCTTCAGTTTGCGTAAGGAAGGACCTGCGCCGCAACACAACGCCACATGAGTGTTGACGTTTGTAAGTAGTTGCTTAAGGGGCCTAGGTGTAGTTACAGTGCGTAGGTTTTCGACCACGTTGTCTAGCCACCTTTTTTCCCAGCTGCGAACAGTTAGTTCGTTGGAGCCACTGAACATCTTGGCAAGTTGTTCCATTGTGACTTCAAATTCTACCAGTGTGCGGCGCATTCCTCTTCCTTGTTTGGGTTAGGTTATGTGATTAGATACTCGTCAGGCTCTTGAACTTGTAATACACCAAGTTACCAGCTGCACCAACCTGGGCAGTGGCAGTTGCAACGCTGACGTTAAGCACCTGACCAACCCTAGTTAGCGCAGTTACGCCAGCGTCCAGGGTGTTGGCGGTAGAGGTAGACGGACCAACAAACGCTCCGTAAGCCAGAGCACTATCCGTCATGGCATAGCCAGTCGCAAACCCTTCAATCAAGACCCAGGCGTAGCATACACCAGAGACCGGAGAGTCAGCGATGGTCATACCCTTACAGATGGTACCAGTGCTGACCACACCATTCGCAGTCAGGCCGAAGGGAGCAGTCAGGTTGTTGGTGTCGGGATAACCCGTAGAGATTGACAGGAACATGTTCTTGTAGGCAGTCGAGGTGCCAAGTTGGACGTACATGTAAGTGTTCGCCCCTTCCACACGCTTGACCCCAATGCATTCCTTCGCCGTCTGGGACACGTCAGTAAGAGTAGTGTTCCAGCCACCAATATTGATGTAGCCAGCCCCACCACCGTATACCGAGCTATAGCCGGTTTTAGTTACGCCACCCATTGCCTATACCTCCTAGTATTCGGTCAGGCCGGTGAACTTAAAGTTCAGGCGAGGAGCTTGAACCATCATGTTACCGATGACCAGGATTTGTGCCACCCGCTGATCGGAGTTGATCGGGCGCTGCCAATCAGAGAAGTGGAAGTTACGGTCCTTGTTAATGAACATCTTGATGTAGTTGGTGTTGAGGCCATAGATCGTACCTTCAGGAAGGTGGTTGTCGATCATGATGGCCGCACCGTCGAAGGTGATACCCTCAAAGCCTACATTGACCAGATCGTTGTGGCGGTCGCCCAGGAACCGTTGCTGGGGTTGGACACGAGACCATAGCTGGTCGTAGACGTTTTGGCGACAGAGAATCAAGTCAGGCTTCTTGGTGCCGACGGTTGCTTTGCCCATGGCATAGCGCAGGCGGTCCAGGGTGATCAGACCACCCGTGGAATCTACGTAGCTGTTCAGGGCGGCATACCCGGTAGTACCATAGGTAAAGCCCGCGGTACGAGTGATAGCGCCGTAAGTGGTGTACGTATTGCCGTCGTCAACTCCGTTCCACAGACCATCCCAAGTCTTGGTAGAAGAGTAGGCCGGGTCCATGGTCCAGAACCCCAGCATATCAACCAGGGTAGACTCAGCATTGTACATCTTGGCCTCGAGGAGAGGGATCACGCCCTCAACCCCATTACCAATGGCTAGGGACCAGTTGTCAATAGTGACATTGACCCAGGCACCACGCCACTGGAAGGTCATGTAATCGTCGGTCTTCTTGTACGATACGTCGAATGTATCGGCGAACTCGTACGCACCCGACGTGAGTTTATCAAAGATAAACGGCAGCACAATCTCTCGACCCGAGTCGATGATGATTTGATCTTTGGCCCGCAGACGAGTGAAGAGCGGGTTGGAGATAAATACCTGGTCGACTAGGACCGGAATATAGTGCTGACGAATATGGGCTGTAAGTTCTCTTGCGTCCATATCTTGTCCTCACGTTTAGTTAGTGTGCGTGAGGCTCGACTAGGCTAATCGGTTATTGGCCCACCTGTTCCTGCTTTGCGGATGCTTGCCAACAGGTTGTCACCAGCTTGTGTATAAGATGCAGCCTCGGGCGGGGGGCTGTAACGAGTCGAGGAGGGCTTAGTGTCTACCACATCCCGCTCAGCTTGGAACTTCTCCCGCTCTTCGGTCACACGTTTGGTGACTTCTTCCTCAACCGACTTATTGCGAATCTCGTCGCCATAGGCCAGCTGATAGGCTAGGTCTAGATCCTTGATGCCGCGTTCCTTTGCCGTTTCCAGCAACCGATTGGTGTCCATATCGGGATGCTTGATCTGGAGATTAACCAGTTGGTTGTGGAGACCAAAGGCTTGCTGCATCGAAGCATTGTCCTGTTGGAGCTTGGCGATTACCTGGTTATATCGGTCCGCCGCTTGAGAGAACTCTTGGCGCAGGGTTGCGATCTCCTGCAAGAGTGCGTTGGGGTTCTCCAGTCCTTCCTCCGCCATAGCCTGCGCTTGCTGCCGTGGAGTCAAGTATTGGCCTTCACGCTGATACCAGTCGTTCCACGCAGTCAATGTTTGCTGGGCTTCATCGAGTTCGGCTTTGATCTTGGCTTGCTCCGAGGTAAAGCCCTTCTTTACCTCAGCCAACTCGGAGGTCTTCTTAAGCCAAGCAGCACGCAGTTGCTGGTTGAGCTTGTCATAGATGGGACGTTCGGCCTCGCCTAGAGAGCCTACGTCTATCCCAAAGTCGATGTCATCGTCTTGGGGTTGTTTAGCTGCCATATCACTTCTCCTCACTCCCTGTCGTGCGTAGGCTCATCGGTAGGCAAATCCCTAATGGGGTCCCCCGGTGCCGCGGCGTCAGCGGAGTGTTGGTGTTACGCGTCATCATTTAGGACTATACTTGTGGTCCGCCAGGCATGGGACCGACGCCCGGAGGAGTGGCTCCCGGTACAGCACCACCCATTGCAGCACCCTGCCTGCCCTGCGGACTGGACTTCATGATGCGCTCGGCAAACTTCTGGACCAGCTGGCGCACTTTGGCCATGGTCTCGTCACCGCCCATTTGGGACATGCCAAGCTGAAGGGCTGTCAAGCCGCCCATTATAAGTTCACGGGGGTCGGGGGGCGGACCACCTGCGCCGGGGCCACCTGGAGCGGCACCTGGAGCACCAGGAGGAGCGCCACCAGGGGGCATACCAGGGGCACCGCCGGGAGGAGCACCGGCTGCACCGGGACCGGCTTCAGCTGGGCCACCTGCCCCGCCTCCAGTTAATTGCATCAGTTGTTGAATTACGCCTGCGTCTGGCATCGTCGTTCTCCTGCTTGGGAATGAGGGTAGCGAGCGAACCCACTACCCTCGCCCTTGGATGTGTGTAGCTAGGCTACACGATCATGCCGCGTTTCTTGCCGCGGCCCTTCCGACCCTTGCGCTTACCGCGCCGACCACGTTTACGTCTGGCCATGTTGCCACCTCCTGTCAAGATACGCAGGAAGGAGCCACCCAACAGATGCTAATGGGCGTCTCTTCGCGGCGCAGTCGCTGCCACCTCTGGAGTAAGAGCGTTAGGTGTGTATGGGCGCTTAACAGCTGCCATCTTGTATCGCTCCTAGTCAGAGGCCCGGCGCTGACGCTGCCTGCGTTTTCGAGTAGGGACCTTAAAAGGTATACTCAAACCTTACAAATATCAATTACATACTATGCTTTTTCTTTCAACCACTTATCGACAGACTGCTCTATATAAGGACTAGGATGCCTGCGCATATATAAACGCGATACGATCATAACAATAGGCCAGAACAACAAAAGGGCTAGCCAATAGGCAACACAATTACGCCACAATACCTTACACCCAGACGATCTAAAATGAAGCATACAACGAATACACAGAATACACATAACAATTCCAACAGCTATGTAGCCAGCAATTATAACTTTATACATATAGCAATTCTTCCTTATCCCTTAATAAGTCTATCGTGTTTCTTATCTTAATCTTCTCTGGATCAAACACCACTACATCCTCCCGGCAATCTTCGCCTGGCGCTGCATAGGTCCTTTCTTACCAGTCTTACCTTTCCCCTTCATCGCCGCTGGCCCGCCGGGTTCGAGACCCGCCATCTGCTCTTGAATCGTACGTCTAAGCGTGTCTTCCCAATCCGGCCACTCGACCGCCTCGAGTACGCTCTGTCGATCTACGCAGCCGAGCTGGTAGAGTTGCACGGCCATTAGTCCCCGTTGAATCTTGGTCAGAGAGAGCGATGATCCAGGGGCGACCCGGAAGCGGAAGTCCTTGTGCGCGTCGCGGAGGGAGGGTAGGTCCAATGCCTCCCGGAACTGTTTGCGTATCCAGGTGTATTCCTTGAAACTGCCGTCGGGTCCGGCAATGTGGAACACCCGTTCATCGGGGTAGAACTGGATTACACGGGAGATGTACTTCTGGCCGACCCGCTGGATCAGGGACTCGAGGACGCGGGCCGACAGGCGGATGGGAGCAGCGGCGTTCATCTGGAGTGCCTCGATACCCAACCCGGATTGGACGTTGCCTGCTTTGCCTTTGGACATGATGTCGGGGGTGCCGCCCGTGTGCTCGATAAATTGTTGGAGAAAGTTAAGCATCTGCATCGTTGAGCCGGGAACACCCCCTGGGTACTCCCGCTTCACTTCGGTGCCCTGGCGCTTGCGAATTACGGCACCAGCGGCGTTGGTCAGCTGGCCCCAGCCGTCGGGTCCCTCGCTAGCCGGGAAGGCAGAGTTGTCACAGATCCAGATGGCATTGTTCATGAGCATAGCGTTCTCGGCGATCAGCTCGGCCAGCTTATTCAGGAGGAGCTGGGGGGAGCGGTGGGTGCAGACTTCGCTGTCGCCCCAGGGGCTGTCCAGGTCCATGTACCAATCCATCATGTCGAAGGGGTGTGTCAGATCGAAGTACGGATTGGGTTTGTCGTGCAGGATGACATCGTCGTGACCGTAGACAATGTAGCGCCCGCCGGGATACTTCTGTTTGCGGACGGTTACGGTCTTGTCTTCCTTGGTGACTTCAATGTCCTCGTAGGAGTAGTCCTTGATCCAGTAGTGGCGCAGGAGTGCCCGCTGAATCGCGGTGCCGGTGTTCTTGCCAGCAAAGGGGCCGCTGAGCTTGCGTAGGGCCTGTCGAACCAAGCCGCCCCCTTCCCCCGGTTTGCTAGGAGGTGCCCAAGGCGACAGGTCCTTGGCGGCGTCCCCGAAGCGCAGCTTGACCTGGGCCAGGGGTGGGGTCTCCTCAAGGATGACGTATTCGGCATCGGGGAGCTGATCGGGAGTCAGGATGTAGGGATCGACGTAGAAGTTACGCGGGTCGATGACGTCGAACTTTACTTCCTGGTCTGAGGGGGACCATCGGGTTTGGGTGATGCATATCCCGAAGGCTTGGGCGTAGACTAAGGCACGCATGATGGACATGTCGATGCCCTGGTCGTCCCACCAAGCGTTGGCAACTTCGTCTAGGAGGCCCGCGGCTTTGGCAAACTTGGTGCCCCGACGAGTGGGGTTGACCGAGAAGCGGGGCTTGGTGTCCGTTAACATACTAGTTTTTCTATTAATAATAGGGCGCAATAAATTCAGTACTGCTTCTGGCTTATACCTAGGATGATCTGGTGGTAACTGCTGGCCTCTAATAAGATCGTTGGCGCTATCCCATTGACGCTCTTTAGCGACCACCTCTTTTACGGCCTTGCTCTCATCAAACATCTTATTGAGCTTTTCTACTAATGGGTCTTTACCAGCCATAACCTATTTACCTTTTCTTGATGAGGACAGATACCACCATTGACATGACGACCGTGATTACAATTATGACACAGCACCCTAAATCCAGGCGGATAGTTATTGTCTCTTAACCAAAGTTCTATCTTACTGTGGCCTATCTCCTTAAAATGTTGTCGCCCTCCGCCGTTTATGTGGTCAATGGAAAGAAAAGCTAATTCTGTTTCACCACAACAGGGCACAAACCAGCTGCCTTCAATCGCTCGTAACGAGCCTTATCCGACGACAAATGCATAGCGGCTCGGCGTTTCTTTGCTAAGACCGCTGCTTCTCCTATCTTCTTCCGACTCATAGGCTAAGCCAGCTTTTCTGCAATACCGAGGCGCGCTTCACGTTCGATGACGGCGATTGGGTCCTCTCGTTCAGGGAGGCTTCCCAGCTCACCAACTTGCGCTCCCAGGTCATCAGACGCATCGCTTCTTCCGTCGGACTCGTCTTGATAGATGGTACTACGGCTGACGCCCGGCGGCTCCTCACCCACTTTGTAAGTCGTAGGAGGTGGGTTATGAGTCGCTCGATCAGCAGTAATCCGACTCCGATACCCAGCAATTCCACAGTAAGAACCACAGTATTTCTCCCCTGGCCACCGCGGCGTAAAGTCGTTACCGCAGGTCTGGCATATCACTTTACCGAATTCACCCAACTTGATCGGGTTGGCGGCTAGCCACATGGGATCAATGATGGGTGCGGTATGTTCCCCATTGTCGTAGGAGCGTTGGACGATGCCGGTTATCAGCATCCACAGGGGGATGAACTGGGAACGGGCCGTCTCACGGAGAATAGCTCGGGTGGACTCATTGGGAAAGGAGTCAATCAGCAGGTTGGCCGCGGTCTCCAGGGCCTCAAATTCAGGGTTGACGTCGGGCGCGTCCATTTCCTTACGCTTGGCGCGGACCTTGTTTGCGCTCATCGGCCACCCCGAACTTTCATGCGTCTACGGGTCTTGCGACCCTTGCCTTCACCTTTGGTCTTGCGGCCCTTCGTCTCACGGGGGCACGCTTGGCGCTCAGCCTCACCTTCCCTGTCGGTGGTGAGCTGGCGGTCCATAATTTGAGCGAATCTATCTGTCATCACAGGTTCCTCCAATTCAAGTCTAGCTTCTGTCCGCCGCCTCTCGGATCGCGTATGTCCCAAATAGGGGCGACCATTACGTCTGCGCCCAGGGCCGGGGACTTGATCATGCTCTGGTGAACACCTACGCCCTCAGCGATGGGGATAGCGTGACCGATGTCGTACATCGCGTTGGGGTCCTCAATATAGAGCGTGGTCAGGGCAATCAGGAAGGCCATTACCCGGTCGTCGTGTCCGCCCTCGGACTCGAAGCTCATTGTACCAGGAATCTTTACATAGGTCCACAGTTCTTGGAGCAGGCCCTGGGACGATATGCCTACCAGTCCGTCACGCATACAGGCCCGGCAGCGGTCGACCAGGATGGGTTTTGTGCTAACGTTGGTGTCCCAACCTAATTTCTGGGTGTAGCCTCGGCCAATGCGGTCGAAGTATTGCCAGCGGTAGAAGTTCCAGTAGTGGCGGTTGGCTTCGGCTTGGGTCGTCAGACCGTGGTTGTTTATCTCAATGGTGAGCATCGCGTTGTTGTAGTAGCGGGCTAGGATGACGGCTAGCTTGCCTAGCATGACTGGGTCCACTTTGCCGTGCCACTCGGCCACCTGTTCAGCTAAGCCGTTGGGCCAGGTACGTTTGAGGACGCACATGCAGGAGTAGTCAGCAGCGGTACCGGAGGACACGTCTACGCCGATGACGTAGTCGCCCTTCTCGTGGGGGTGTTCCCAGATCTGGAGCAGGCCCTCGGGGGTCTTGCGCAGGTTCTCGTCGTGCATGTCAATGTCGCCGGTCCAGATTGGGTCGCGGGTGACGACACGCTTGAGCACGTTGCGATCAAAGATGGGGTCGCCGGATAGAATGAAGGCTTCAGCAGCGCTGGAGGGGTACTCCTGGCGGAACTTGTCAACGTCTCCGTTCAGCTCGGTGATCTTAAAGCGCCGCCACTTGAGCTGCTCCAGGGACAGCTTAAACTCTTTGCGGACTTCCTTTTCGTCGTCATCCAGGCTAGCGGAGAAGGCCCGTTTCTCCTTGGCGTCGATGAAGGGGATGGCATATTCCTGCATAATGAACCAAGGGAAGAAGATTGGGTCAAAGGCAGAGTCGCCCGCTTCGGCTGCCTCCCACTCGTCGTGGAAAAAGTTGTCTACCCCGTTGGCAGTGGACTCATAGATGATCGCAGTGCGGGGGAGGTAGGGGACCATGGGAATGATAGCTGGGACGATGTCCTCAGCATTGTTCCAAAAACCGACCTCGGAGAAGTGAACCAGGTTGAAGTTTGCGCCGCGGGGTGGGATGTACTTGCCAGCGGTCTGGACCTCAATGCGGGACTTGAGGCCGGGGTTGGCGGAGCGGGTTTTCTCGTTGGGGTTCTCAAATACCAGTTCACGCTTGCTCGAATACCGCTTCATGGGGCGGTGCTCAACAGGGAGGCACTCGTAAAAGTTACGGGCCATCTCAAAGATGTAGCTTGCTGAGTCCCGGTCCATGGACAGGACAAGGGCATGGGTCCCCGGCTCAGTATGTACCTGCCAGAAGAGGAATGCCTCGGAAAGTGTGGATGCGCCTGCTTGGCGGGGCTTGAGGATTATCTTGCGGATCGGACGTTGGGCGTCGAGGTCCCGTTTGATGCTGCGCCAGATCAGGGCTTGGGATGGGTACCAGAGGCGGAAGGGGATCGTCTCCCGGGACTTGGAACGGATCTTGAGGAAATATGAGCAGTAATACTCAAATTCCTTGGCGGCGCGTTCCATATCAAGAGCAGGCACGAATGCCTCCAGTTTCCTGCTGATGGGGGCAAATGCCACCATTTAAGCGCTTGCCTTGATTGCAGTTGTGACAAAGAAGCTGATAGTCATCTTGAGGAAATCCGTGCCTCTTTAACCAATAGTAAAAAATAGAACCACCAGACTTACCAACAGAGCCTAAACTTCTCCTATGCTTTGCCCCATTATTATGTATGTGATCTATAGACAGAAATAAGGGATTGTCTTCTCCACAACACGCGCACATACCACCATATGCATTAACTACTTCTTGTTTTATTTTATCCGCTTGTATAGCCGACAACTCTCTACAAGATTCGCACATCTTCCCACCAACAGCTAGCGCTCCGCACTTGCCACACAGTCCTTTAGCTACTCTATTTCTCCTGCGCTCTCTATGCTTCGTTGTATGCTTATCACATAGAGATCTGCCGGGTAATGATGGAGAATTACAAGAAGCACATAGACCACGCGACAGCCTACTTAACCTAAGCTTCTTTTGGTACTTATTGTTCTCCTCAGCGCAGGTAGCACAGAACGTAGTGGTGACAGAAGGCTTCTCTCTACACTTTATGCAGATGCCAGCATCCTTCAGTTTGGCTCTCCGCTTCTGCTTATCCACGCTTCTTCCCAACCTCATTATCATATTCTTCCAACAGTTCCTGACCACCCATGATCTCTATTGGGCTGTCAGTGGAGTGGGTGGATTCAACGGTCATCTTCTGGCGGACCTTGGCCAAGCGCTGCTCGTAGGACTCGGTCTGCTCTAGGGTGTGGATCATCTTGCCCACACCTACGCCGGTGCGGTCCAGGAGGTCCTTGGCCACAGTGAAGCGCAGGGTTTGGAACTCGTCTTGGGTCATGAGGTCGGAGTATGTCTTAACTGCTTTGGGTTGGATGCGGCGGAGTTCAGCGAGAGCATTGTATGCGGCCTGGTCCATGCGGTTGAGCATACGCTCCATTTCCCGTTTGAACAGGGGCGAGGCAGCTATGGTGGATAAGTGCTTGTTGGAGTAGCCCAGCTGGTCGGCTACCTGGGCGATGGACTGCCCGCTGGCCAGCCGCCGCATCGCTTCCCTGTGGCGCGGGGACAACCCCCGACGACAGGTTTGTCTGTACTTGGTTATTGCCTGGCTCTCGTTGGAACTCACTAGCACATATCTCCTATGTGTATCAGTAAGGCATATTTGAAAACGCTTGTCAAGGATAAAAGTGCATATATGACAAATAATAATTTTCACAAACTCCAATTGTTCGCGTACAACAGAAACGCGGGGGACATATGGACAATGGATACAACTGGGACACCCAATACTGGGGCCTATCCTATGTACCAAGTACGCCACCAAGGAGAAACTAGCTCTTCGAGTAGAATGTAGCTCTTCGAGTACGCTCCGCTTTCCGCCGCACAAGATGCGTCCATACCCTGCCTCGGGGGTGTGTATGTCTACCTACGAGCTAGGAATTATTAAGACTTGCCCATGCCACATGGACGCTATGCATGACAGCATATATTACCATTAATCGC